CCTGGATTTTTCGGATCGTCTAAAAAACGAAACTGAATTTTACTGTCTAAATGTCTGTATGAATAAATATAAGGGGCCATTTTTATATTACTGTGGTTCAGGGGCTTAGGGGGTGAGTGCTATACAAGATACATATCACTAATGATACAAAGCATATCATATTTGATAAAATCCGTATCATATATGATAAATTGGGTGCTTTGATTTTTGGAAATTTATCAAATGAATGTACATTTGCATATCATTAAGTGATACGGTAAAAGTGGGAAAAAGAGGTAGTTCAAAGGTAGTCTCGGTCGAGAAGACCTACGTTGACCAGGACACTGGGGAAATGCGTCAATACACTTCAAGAAAGGTGGTTGTTGAGCGCATTCCCAGTCCTGGGGCGTTTTTCATTACGTTTATTGACTTTATGGCGCCGTTGTTGAACATTGGCCAGGGGAAAGACCGTCAGGTCCTGGATGAAATCTGTGCTTTAGCGGAGGTAAACACGGGATATGTGCGGTTTGTACCGGAGGACAGGGACAGGATTTGCAAGAAATTGAATATGCAGCGGGCTAATTTGAGCCGTTCTGTGGGGAATTTGCTGAAAGCGGGGGTGATTGAAGGTTCAACGACGTATTTTAGGATTAGGCCGGAGTTATTCTGGAAAGGAACGACGGAGAAGCGGGCTGAGATTCTGCGTGAGCGTGGGATTTCGGTCGAGGTATCGTTTGTAATAGGGAAAGACGCCCAGAAAAAGGCTGTGAACGACATAAAAAAGTTTGAAGATGGAAGAACAGAAAGTGAAGTTTGAGTGGTTTACGACTACGGATTTTTTAAATCCTGTAGAGGTGCATTACGAGAAAGCAGACGAGGAGGAAATGGGATTGTTATTAGCGCTGTACGAGCGTTTTATAAAAGATAAAGACAATGAGCAGCACCTATCTGCTGCAAAAGTTATCCGAAGAATTATCTATAAATTGCAATAGAAATGAATGACTTTTCTAAGTTTGTTTGCTTTGTAAAAGGCACGGTAATTACTGCAGAGGTTGTGAAAGCATCCGGCCAGGAGTTGCGAAACGACATGAAGATGTATTTCAATAGGATTTTGAATGACTGCAGCAACTTTGAGAAAGCGGTTCAGCAGCATTTGGGTCCTGAATTGACGGAATTAGAGGACGATATAAACGGGTCGATAGTGGGGATGGTGTGGGCATTTTTTGATTTGCCGACTGAGGAGCGGGCCAGGTTCATTGACCATATAAACAAGTTTGAATTAAACGAAGTAAAAAAAGAAGAAGATGGAACAGTACAAGATCGAGAAGAGGCCGATGCCGGTCCGGGAGGAGAAGTGTAAATATCCTTTTGCCCACATGGAAGTTGGAGACAGCATATATGTTACAGGGGTTAAGAAGAACAGTTTGTTGTCTTATGCCCGGTATTGGTGCGCTAAAAATGCTTTTAAGGCGTCCTGGTACGCTGAAATGGAAGAAAGAGGAGTACGGATATGGAGAAGAAGATAATTTTTCGTGTTGAGTGCAGATTAGTTGAGAATGGACGGTCTGCAGTTGCTTATTTTGTGAGCAGGGAAGACGCTCAGGAGTCGCTTGTTTTGTTCCGTAAAAGGCATGGATACGAGTCGGCGGTTTCAATTATGGAGATCAGGTTAGAAGAAAACATTGTTGATTTTACAGACAGGTTAATGCTATGAGTCATCACCAGTACGGATTTAAAATTTTCAATGGCCGGGTCAAGGTCTATGTTGACGGGTACGTTATGTTTACGTTTAACCAGATTGACTTTAAGGGATACTACGCCTACAAGGACGATACGGACCTGTACGGCCTGGACATTTACCTTATGAACGATAAAGGCGGCGCTACGACGATGGAGGTCTATTTCAAGACCAAAGAGAACTGGATGGCAGTGTTGAAAGTACTTGACGAAAATTTATAATATGGAAAAGAAACAGACAGCAGTAGAATGGCTTGAGAATATTCTGCATGATTTCATTCATCCAAAACATAGGGCATTATTTCACCCATTCATTGAACACGCCAAGGCAATGGAGAAGGAGCAGGTAGAGACCGCCTATGAGCGTGGCCTTAACTTTCCCTGGGCGCTTGGCTGCGAGATTGATAACTATCAGGAAGAAGCAAAACAATACTACGAAAGCAATTATGGAAAGCAAGTTTAAGACGGGAGACAAGGTGTGCAAGCCTAAAGGTTATGCCTTTGATGGCATTGTTGTGGCCGTTTTTACCAACACAAAGGGCGAGGTCCGAATTGTTGCCGAACTGGAGGGCAATGGAATGCTGCATATATTTTCCGAAAACCAACTGGAATTAAGGTAATGGGCAATCTCAGACAAAGCATGACCCAGGACGAGTGGGATGAACTTGGAGTTGTAGCATACAAACCAAAGCAAGAAAAAATATCAAACCCTGCGCACTATGGCGGCAAAGACAACCCTTACGAGGCAATTAAAGTTATTGAGGCATGGGACCTGGGTTTTAACCTTGGGAACGTGGTTAAATATGTTGCAAGAGCCGGTAAAAAGGAAGGTAACAATATTGCCGACGATCTTGAAAAGGCGAAGTGGTATCTGGAGCGGGAGATAGAAAAAGTCAAAACCAAGTAAATATGTATAAAACCTACGTTTATCACGATCTGGTGCAGCAGATGCGCACCTTCTTCCTCGGTAAAGGATTTATTGAGGTTCCGACTCAAAGTCGTTTGTCTATTCTTGCAGCCTGCGAGAACCCGCACAGCGTTACTACGTTTAATTACGAGGGCAAAGTGTGGCCATTGCCGCAAACTGGACAGATGTGGCTTGAATATGAACTCCTAAAAAACCCCGAATGGCCAGGAGTTTTCTGTATTTCGACGTCTTACCGGCAGGAAAAAACCCCTATCCCAGGCAGGCATGAACTCATTTTCCCGATGTTTGAGTTTGAAAGCAAGGGTGGAATTGATGAATTAAGATACCTGGAGGCGGAATTGCTAAAGCATCTTGGTTTTCAAAGGCCAGTCCATGTTCAGTACGATGAAGTTTGCCAGATGTACGGCGGAGTAAAAATCCTGGAGGACGAGCATGAGTCCCGGATGTGGAAAGAACTTGGGCCGGTAGTGTCGCTTGAATTGTTCCCTGAAAGAACGCACCCGTTCTGGAACATGGCAAAACGTGCTGACGGACTGTTTAACAAAATTGACGTGATTCTGTACGGCCAGGAGACCATTGGCTCTGCTGAGCGCAGTTGCGATCCGGAGGGCATGAAGAATTTGTTCCACACCATTGCCGACGGAACTTACGCTGCAAAACTGTACGAACTATTCGGGGCCGACAGGGTGGATAAAGAACTGGACGAGTTTTTAAATTTGAATTTCTTCCCCAGATTTGGTGGAGGAATCGGGCTTACAAGGCTTGCCCGGGCTTACGAATTGAGAAACTTAGTTCTTTGATGAAATGAAATCGAACCGCTTTGACATCGATGCAGTGATTGGCTACAATAAAGACCAGTTGAACATATTTTTGAACGAAAAGGAAAATTATATGGCCGACCTGGAAGACAAAGCCAAGCATCTGGAATACGAGATTGCCAAAGCGGACGATGAAATTGTCGGTTACATGAGGAAAGTGAAATTGCTGGAAACCGACATCCGGCACTACAAAGAGAGACTAAAGGACTTGGAGGAGGTCAAAGTAGAGGGCAAAGCGTCTGTATCCGTCTGGAAGGCTTTAACGGCACTTGCAGCGGCTATCGGCGCTTTGCTGGCCTCCATCTTTATTAAAAGTGATGATGAATGATTGTTGAATTAACGGAATACGAAATGAATTTTTGCCGGATTCTGGCTTCTTTAAGGGAGATAGCCAATGCCGGGAAAGCGGTAAAAGATGCGAAGATGGGGGCTGGCAATGGTTGGCAGTACAATTTTGACGGAGTGATGACCGAGTATGCGTTCTGCAAGGCAAGAAACATATTCTTTGACTGCTCGGTTGAGCCAAGAAGCGGCGGATACGACTGCATTACAAACAAGGGTGTCAGGATCGACATCAAGTCCACCAGGCACAAGGGCCGTGGGATAGCAATCCCGCTGAAGAAAAAGACGGACGTTGATTTGTTTGTTGTATGCTACATTGAGGGTAACAAGATTGACTATTACGGCTACTGCACAGCAGAGGCAATCTACAAGCCAGAAAACATAAAGAACTACGGCAAAGGCGAATGTTACAGTCTGCCGCCCGAAAGTCTTGCTAAGATGTAAAAATTTTTACAAATATAAAATACCTGTATTTTTACAGGTATTATGGCGTCTATACTTGACTTAAATCCAGAAGTTAGGGAAAAACTTGCTGGAGCGGCCCAAAATAGCGATTTTCAATACGAAAATGCTGCATCAATGTCTGATGCTTACGGAGCAGACAATCCTATTAAGAAATTTTTTCAGTATCTTTTTCGTCAAAAACGAGGACTTGTAGGAGATGCTGCCGTAACAAAAATGGCTAAAGCAAAACCAAGAGTTGTGCAAAAAGCCCCAGTAGTTGAAAATAAGCCTGTAGCACAAGAAGAACCTGAAATGTCTGACCAGGAAAGAAGACAATACGATTCTCCTGATCGACCAATGTATAAACTAAACCCGGACGATTTTGTAAAAAAGGGTTATTACTATTATCCAAAGGATGAGGCCGCATACAGAAAGGCAATAGGAGTTGGCCCTAAAACAAAAATTGAACCCCTGGGACAATATTTGTTTGACGATAAATATTTGACTAAAACAGAACCCGTACAAATTGAAAATAAGTATGGACTAAATACAACTGGAGATTTATTAAATCAAGAAAGAAGTCCAATATCTATACCTGCTGGCGTCAACCAAAAAGAAGAATGGTTAAAGGCGTATGAGGCAACAAAAAATATACAGGGTCTTAAAGACGCCTATTACAGCAATATGCCAACAACAGGATTTATTGAAAATTCTGGAAGTTTAAATCGAGGAACAGGCGTTGTTGATTTTGAACCGCAAAATGCAAAAACACTGTCTCCGTTGTCTCAAAGAATATTTGACTATAAACATTCAAATGCATTTATTGAAAGGCTTGCAGCAAGTCATTACAATAAAGACATTGACCTAAACAAGTGGACGAGCGATCCTTCGTACAGAGAGGATATAACAAAAAAATATGTTACGGAAAATCCTGGCGTTGCAAATGCAATTATGCAGCAATTGAATAGAAATCTTCCAGTTACTGCTTATGACCAGGACCCTATAACAACGGGAGAAAGTGTTAGTAACAATCCATTGGGATTTGACTATATAGCAATGCAGCCTGCGCTTCATGGAAGAAATTTTGCAACTAAGGAAGACCAGGATAAGGCTATTTTAGAAGTTGCCAAAAAAGTATATGATAGCGGTAAGTATAAAATTGATAAAAATGTAATTACCAGTCCTGAACAATTGGCAAGACTTTATCATTTGTTAATAGAAGAAAATACTAATACGCCAGAAGTTTTATCTCATGAGGCTGGTCATCAATTTTTTGACAAGAGTCCTTTGGTAAAATCGGGAAGATTTAATGTTGACCAGGTGTACCCAGAAAACAAAATGTTGTGGGAGTTAAACCAGGCAACAAAAGGTGGCAAAAAAGATTATGAAACATTTAAAAGAGAATTAGGATCGGTAACAAAAGGAAAGCATGAGGATGAAAAAATTAATCATCTTGAATCTCCTGAAGAAACAAAGGCCGACATTCAATCTCTTCGTGATTACTTGTATGCAAAGTACAATTTTGACCACACAAAAGACATCTTTGATGAAAAAACATTAAACACGTTGTTGCAAGACAAAGAGTGGACATCCTCGCTAATAGGAAAAAGAATGTTGGAAAGATTCGGAAATGATAAAGACGCCTGGTTGAGGTCAATGAATTTAATAGCCAAAAACAATACACCATACTCTTTAAAATTCGCTTGACATGGCATCAATACTTGACCTTAATCCTGAATTGCGTGGCAAAATTGCCCAGGCAAGCGCTGGCGGAGGACCCAGAAAAAAGGCAAAAGTGTTTTTTACTGAAAAAACAGAATTTGTCAAAGAGGCTCAACGTATGCTGCCATTGCTTGAGAAAAGGTATGGAAAAGGCAATGTTGATTTGATACCAGTAAAATATGGCGATGCCAAAAGTATTTCCAGTGCAATAGCCTCTGAGCCTTCTGGCGATATGTTTATTTTTGACCATGCTGGCGGTAAAATGCTTGGCATACCAATGTCAAAAGAAGACGCCATTGATCAGGTAAGGCAATACGAAAGGTACGCAGAACAATTTTACAATCAGGGTGCGTATAAAAAAATTGAAAACCCTAATGATCAAGAAGGTCTGCAGAATGCATCTAAACAACCTGAAATTCAGACAGATTTATTTTATAAATATCTTGCAAACAAATATACTCCCGACCAGCACAGGATGCTTACCTATCCACAACTGGAAAAAGAGTTTGTTGAAATGAACGAAAAGGGTCTTGGAAGGCCAGTTGGTCCTTTTATACCTGCCGAGATTTATATGAACGATCCTGCCTTTGAAAATTCGGATATTGATGAGAATAATCTTTTGCTTGAATCTGGAATGACATTGCCAGAGCAGCAATTAGTTGGCGATTTTCAAAAATATTTACAGGCAAAAAATGAGGCCGAAAAAGCCAAAACACAATTTACAAGCCCAGACAGTCCGAACTGGCAAAAAGTGTTTCCAAAGGATTACAAGGGAGATTGTTACTATGGTGCTTGCCATTTTGCTGAAAGAGCCAAAAAATTTGCATCTGAAACTGGAATACCGACTTATTCAACCTTTGGTAACAAATGGAAAGGAGGGAATCCAAGAGGAGGAGCCAGCACTCAAGAAGAGTTTATAAAAAATCTTTTTTATGGCGCAGATGCTGCAAAATATGAAAAGGACAAAGTAAACATTTTGCAAAAGGGAGCAAATGTTTTAGGAGATGAATATTATTAGTATATTGCAAGATATATGGAACAATTAAATAAAATTAAAAACTGGCTAAGCCAGGCTAAAAGCAAGGTAAATTATGTTTCGGCTATTGTCGTTGCAGTTCTTGCCTATGCGCATTATCTGATTTATACGCTCGAGCAAACCGTTGAGCAGACGCAAAAAACTGTTGAGGTGTTCGTAAACACCACAGGCGAAAGCATGGTAAACATGGAGGAGCGGATTATTGTTGATGAAAAAGTAATTAAAATGATGGCAACCGGAGAGGACTCAGCCTCTATGGATTCCATCTACACAGATTTTTATAAAGAAAAGTAAAATGGGAGTATTACAAGCAATCATTGATACCTATCCGGAGGATACGTTCATGATTATGGATGGCCTTGATGAAGCCGTAGTTGGCCTTAGCCATGTTGACAACAAGTTAATTTACAGTCAGAAAAAAATTCTGGAACTGCTTGTTAGCGAAGGGATGGAAATGGAAGATGCAATTGAGCATTTTGAGTTTAACATTTCCGGGGCATACGTTGAGGGCCAGCCTCATATCTGCATGGATGCAGACTGGGAGAATTTGTAATATCCGTATTGCCCTGCAATATTTGCGGCATGGTTAATTCAAGACAATGCTTTGCTAAATATGGCGCCCCCGATGCGGCAAATAAGTGCATGACCCTATGGGACGTACCTGCGCATTTGGAGATTGGATTTATTCCTAAGCGAATTTACTGCAACAAAGACATGGTCGGGCCGTTGTCAGCGGCATTCAGCAACCTTATTCACAGGGGTTTTGTCAGCGAGTTAAAAACCTGGGACGGATGCTTTAACATTCGCAAGATCAGGGGAGGCAACGCTATGTCATTGCATTCCTGGGGTATTGCAGTTGATGTTAATGCCTTTGAGAACGGCTTGTCGAAAGAACCAAAACTTTCCGCTGGGTTTGTTAAATGTTTTACCGACGCTGGTTTTGACTGGGGCGGTACATGGACAAGAAAAGACGGAATGCATTTTCAGTTAGCAAGGATTTAGATTATAGAGAACAAGGATTAAAAGGGTATAAATAAAATCCCCGGGTATTGCCTGGGGTTTTTTATTGTGTCTCTTGTTCTTTTTCTTTTGGTGGACCGGGGCTGATCCTGTGAATCTTGCTGGTAATGCTAACCAGTGCTGTAATAAACTGGCCCAGGACGTAAACTAATATCCCGTCTGACGGATTTATTTTGTCAAATTTGTAAAGGTATCCCACACCCGCAAGCAGCCCACAGGTCATGATTGTTATCACCCCGTAGGACACTGCTTGCATAATGCGATTAAAATTCATCGTACAGGCTCAGAGATATGTGTTAAATCAACGACCGGCTCCGGATAGACCTGGAATCAGGCCCTTAATCAAACCGCCCAGAAAACGGCCTCTACGCTCGGCACGATCTGACTTAAATTGTTTCTGTACGTTTACGCTGTCTGCATGAGTTGCATGAAGCGCAAGAACCTTGATAACTGAATCCTGGAAATGAGCGTGTTTTTCCAGTGCGGCAACCCGGGCAGTCAAAACGCTGTCGATGACCAATTCTGGTTTTGCCTCGTAGGCTTCTCCCTGAATTTTAATGTTTTCACGTTGTTCGCTGGTGCAAGAAGCGGCAAACAGCAATAAAACTGCAATAATATTTTTCATTGTTTTTGTTTGCAAGTTAGTAAATATTCTACATTTGCTGCGTCTTCGGACCATCGAGTAGCGGCGATGAGTTTAAAACATTCATGTCCTTTGTTAGCCAAGTAGGGACCGCTACCCCGAAAGGCTGACAAAGGATTTTTTTATTTATGGAAAATCAGATTTACATCAGGAAGGCCAAAGCAGAGGTAAATTTTACGGTCATCCTAAACAAAACAATCACAGACGAACGATTAAGCATGGAGTCGCTTGGCGTTTTGGTTTCAATCCTTTGCCTCCCGGATGATTGGGTTATCCGAAAAAACGATTTGCAGGAAAGGTTACGGGTTGGTCGCAGGATCGTTGACAAGTGTTTTCAAGAATTGAAAAATGCTGGCTACCTGTTTGAGGTTGATGTAGTCTCCCAGGGGACCAGATTTGCCGGCAAGGGTTACATCATTTACGGCGAGTCTCAGGATGCTACCGATGTACAAAATGTACACCGGGAAATCGAGGTTTCCGGTGTACAAAATGTACACTGCCCCGATGTACAAAATGTACACCTACTAAATAAACAGAATACAAAAGAAACATTATATGTACAAAAATTTTTAAAACCGACCCTTGAGGAGGTTTTGGAGTACGCAAAGGACAAGCATGGATTTACTGCAAATCAGGCAAAGATGTTTGCTGATAAGTTCTGGAATTTTTATGAAAGCAAAGGATGGTTGGTAGGAAGAAGTCCTATGAAAAACTGGAAATCAGCAGTTTCTGGAACTTGGAAGGAAAAGGCAGACGAGATTAAGTCCAAAGAACAAACATTTACAAAATCAACAGAGGTTAAATTCAATTTTAAATAATCATGAAAACGGGAAAATTTTTCGATTTAGATGCAGAAAAATCAGTTTTGACTGCAATGTTTTTGATGCCAGATGACCTAATGGTTTGCATGAGCATCATACCAAACTCTCAGGTTTTCTACGACGAAGGAAACAGAGCAGTTTTTGAATCAATAAAAAGGCAGTACGAGGAAGATAAACCAGTTGACATGATCTCAACGGTTCATGACATGAAAACCAATAAATCTTTCCAGATTATAGGGGGGGCCGCCGGTCTTGCAAAAATCGTATCGGCGCCGACCCATTTTGGTCATGCTGAAAATCATGCACGGATATTGCTGGAAATGTATATAAGGAGGGCTGCAACAAACATGGCCAGGGAGTTGCTAATTAAAGCAAACGAGGATGATGTAGATGTTTTTTCACACATAGCATCAATGCAAACAGAGACCGAAAAACTGCTACAAAACGCAATAGGTGGAGGGGAGCAGACCTTTGACGATGTATTAGAAGATACGCAGAAGAAATGGCTAAAGGGGTCAAATAACGGGCTTAGCGGGCATTCAACCGGACTTGCAGAATTGGACAGAATTTCTGGAGGCTTAACGGACGGAGAACTTACAATTGTGGGCGCAAGGCCAGGGCAAGGTAAGACGGCGCTTGTAGTTTCGCTTATTAGAAACCTTGCAAAGCAGGGAATACCATGCGGCATTTTTAGTCTTGAAATGTCTAAACATGAACTTGCGCAAAGGCTTGTAAGTCAGGAAAGTCAGGTGTTTGCCTTTAAGATTAAAAGCGGGGAGTTAAGCGAATGGGAGAAAAACACGCTAAATGTTTGCAAGCAGAAAATGCGAGGTTGGAACATCCGGATTTTTGACGAGGGCGAAATGAATCTTAGGAAATTAAGAAGCCGGGCAATCATGTGGCAGAAAAAGTATGGCATTAAGGTTTTGTTCATTGACTACCTGCAGTTGATGTCCGGGTCCGACAAGAAAGGAAACAACCGAGAAAATGACATTGCTGAGATTTCCAGAGGTCTAAAAATACTTGCCAGAGAGTTAGCCATACCCGTAATTGCGCTTAGCCAGTTAAGCAGGCGTGTGGAGGAAAGGCCGGACAAAATGCCTCAGTTATCTGACCTTCGTGAATCTGGAAGTATTGAGCAGGATGCCGATTGCGTTTGGTTTCTTATGAGGCCGGATTACTACAAAATGACCGGTCAGGTGGAAATATCTGGGAAGTCCTATGACCTTGCAAACGTATGCATCATAGACCAGGCAAAGATGCGTTCTGGGAACACTGGCCAGATTGCTTTAAGATTTGATGGACCACTAATGCGAATGAGTAACTATGATAACGCTGGCAGTGGATTTTGACAAAGACCATCAGAAACAGAGTTTGTACAACACGCTAAAACACCTGAAGGGGTTACAAGTTGTAACCATTAAAAAATTTAGGAAAAAGCGTTCCAGTCAAGAGAACAAGTATTACTGGGGAGTTGTGGTAAAAATTCTAAGCGACGAGTTTGGATACCTTCCGGATGAAATGCACGATGTTCTAAAAAGGCTGTTTCTTGCCTACGAAAAACCAAACCAGATCACAGGAGAGGTAGAGCGGTTTGCAAAAAGCACAACCGGTCTTACAACAGAACAAGCGGAGCAGTATTACGAAAATATTCGCATTTGGGCTTTGACAGAATATTCAATTTTAATACCTTTACCAAACGAAAATTTATAATTATGTTTCAATTTACAGGAAATGTGGGCAAAGATGCCGAAGTTAAAAGTGTGGGCGGGAAATCCGTTATCGAGTACAGTGTTGCCGTCTATGCCGGAAAAGACAAAGACGGAAATAATCAAACCCTTTGGGTCAATTGTGGCAAGTGGCTGGCTGCAAATCAGCAGGCAAATGCGCTTGATATGCCAAAGAAAGGGGACTTGGTTTTGGTTAATTGCAGGCCAAATCCAGTCAGAGTTTACACTACAAATTCTGGTGTACAGGGGGCAAGCCTGGACGTATTTGTCAATCAGTTGGAAATTCTGAGAAAGTCTGGCGAAAGTGCTGCTCAAACATCATCATCGCCAAAAGAGGCTCAGGCAACAACAACCCCAGTAAGCCTTCCGGCAAGCCAATCGTTTTCAGATGATCTTCCTTTTTGATGGCAATAAGGCAATCTAAAATAAAATCACAAGCACAGAAGAGGTTGCTGTTCCTTATGGACAGCGACCATACTTTGTGTATTGAGGATAATGAAAAAGCCTGGATTGCCGACCTGAGAGAGGAAGAGTTACAAGTTAGAACTTGTAATGAATTGATAAAAATAGGGTTCATTAAAGTAGTGTTAAGAGACAAAACTTCTTTTGGCACTAAGGTTTACTACAAAATTAGCCAGGAGGGCAAGACGTATTGCGAAAAATCAAGGAATAGAAAAAAGACCGATGGAGGCGAATCGTTTTAAGAAAGGAGACTTTGTCAGGTATAAAGAGAACAAGGTTTCAAAATGGCAAGAAGGTAGGGTAATAATTGAAGAAGAAAACACAATTACTCTGCGAATGATTACGGAAGATGTTGTTGTTTTGCGAAAGGATGGTTTAAGTAGGGATGTAATAAGACACAGAACGCAGTGAGATTTATTGGAATAGACCCAGACATAAGGCGTAGCGGAGTTGCTGTTGCTATTGATGGCAAATTAGAGCAATTGCATACGATGGATTTCTGGTCTTTGATAGATTTTTTGGATGCCAATGCAGACGCTCATATTGTAATTGAGGGCGGTTGGTTAAATAAGACACACAATTACCATCCGACTCAAAACAAATTTACCGCAGCAAAGATTGGAGCCAATGTTGGCGCTAATTGGCAGATTGGCAAACTTCTTGAAGAGTATTGCCAGTATATGAGCAGGACATACGAATTAGTTAGGCCGTTAAGGTCAAAAGTGGATGGTAGGGAATTTCATTTGTACACTGGCTGGAAAAAGAGGACAAACAGCGAAGAGCGGGATGCCGCAATGCTTATAGTGGGAAAAATAAAATAACATGGAATACAAAGGATTAGGAGCCAAATACATTTTACTTGAGGCAAGAAGCAGGACCAGGGATTATTATTCTACGGATTCTGGATTTGAAATTGAGGCAGGGATACATATCGACCAGAGTTTAATAAACCACCTGGCCAGATACGGTACTGTTGAGCAAGAGAACCCAGCCCCAGATTTGTACGGCAATATCTGTAAACTTCAAAAGGGGGACCGGGTATTAAGCGATTTCAATTTGTACAATAATGCCTGGCAGGATAGCCATCATGCCTTTCCTCAAATAGCAAATAAGCAAAATATTATTGCCTACGAGCGGGACGGGAAAATATATGGAAATACAATATTGGAGATAAAGGAAGTTGACGTTGAAAGGACTCACAAGTTAAACAGCGTCAACCCAGACCCGAGATATACTCCAACGGCATCATACGTCCACAGGTACAAAACTGGATATAACTTTTGCGTCCAGAGAGAAGACCTGTACGACAAAATATTCAGAAGTCAATACTCAAGTCTGGCCCTGCTCGATGAAAATAGAGACATGGTCAGAAACACTTATACCGTATTTGAGATTATTAGCGAGGAAAGAAAGGGGGATTTGGTCCTTTACAATTTTGACTGGGCAATACCAATCGAGATTAACATTAGGGACTACAACCACGATAACGACCCTAATTTTAAAACCTGCTTGAGAAATCAGACGTACTACGGGATTGAGACGGACGAAATAATTTGCCAGATAACGCTATGAGCCAGATTATCGAAGATTTTAAAAATGGCAAAGCCATAAATACGTTTGAGCCGTTTTTTGACAGCCCGGCATATCAGAATTGCGAACTTTCAAAAGAAGAGCGGGATATGTGGATCAAAGTGTTTGAGACGTACTATTCCGGCGGAGATTCACGGCTAAACAACTCCAGCGTGAGCATGGCGCTTTTAAATATTCTGGATGACCTGGAATATGGCATTGACAATGCGGAGTCAACAGACGAAGAATCTGAGGCATTTAAGTTAATTGAGGGAAAGGGCCTTGAGGTATATTTGTTTGAGCAGGAAAGGCAGGACGAAATTGTCGGGTTGCTAAGAAACGATGAGGTGTTAAAACTGCAGTTTGCCTGGGTAATATTTCATTTTGGCAGCAAGACCGCTTTGTATTTTGCCACAATGGAAAACTACTTTCTGGTACTTACTGAGGCCAGCCGGTATGTTACTGGAGACATGGACAAGCGAGAGGCTAAAATGAAGTTGAAAATGGCCATGACGCTGAGCGCTCCGGAGATTTTGGAACAGGCGGAAAGGATTAGGTGGGAGTTGTTTATGGGTTCAAGCGAGGCCAAAATACAAACCGCCAAAACAACAGACATACTGGAATCGTTACCACAAAGGCTGAAACAAAGAAACAATGAAAAGTAGGCGCACTGGTGTTTATGCACCAACGGTAAGAGAAAGGGACAAGTACGAATCAAGTGCGCCTCAAAAAAAAGTTTACCTGCACCCAGACCAGGTTTTTTGGATCGATGCAATAGGAGATGTCCAGGAGTGTTTCCGGCATTGCTATCATCACGATTCTGTTTCAAAGTCTCCTGGTAAAAACAAAGGGATGTTTTTGGATGCTGGATACATAGCAATTGAACTGGGACGGAAGGCAACTATCCTGAGAATAAACCACAGCGAAACGAATGGAGAAATCAGTGTTTTTGTAGGCGATGATTTTGCCTCGTTAAAACATAGGTTTACAATAATGCCCGGAGAAAGGCATTCAGATGCCATTGGAGAAACAAGCGCATACGGAAAAATAATTGTGTTTTCCGGGAGCAATTGCGAAATACCTTTTGTTGAGTTTGTTTCCGAAAAGGCAATTAAGCCTATGCCTAATACTCTATACCAGCAATCCTACACTAACCCATACGATCTGGTTAAGGTTATTGAGGTAATGCGTGAGAAGGCTCACGACATGGCTTTGGTGCAGAAGTCTGTATTCCCCAGGCAGGCTGTAATTGTAAGCGAAAAGAAAGTGCTTGCAGAAGGAAACAAAGTAAGGCTAAGCCCAGCAATGGTAAACGGAACGCCTATTTCCTACGACGAAACCATAATGACCTGCAGTAAATTGTTTTGCAACCCAGACATTTTGGTTAAGTCTAACAATCCCAACCTTGCCGCCTTTCTTCTTGCCAGATACGGGAAAAACAAAAACCATCGGTACAACAAATCAAAGGACGCCTATCACATCGACCAGGACTTCAAGTATGTAAACAACATGGGTTTGGAGTTCCAGAACAAAAATAAAGTCGGGATGGGACTTGCGGCGTCAATAGGCTTGTGGCCAAAAGACCGGATAGACAACCCCGATGATTATTGCAAGGCTATGGATGAAATGACAGAAGCCTGCAAAAACGTGGATATAGCAACGCCAATTGCATCCATCCCAATTAAGCCAGACCGCAGCATTTACTATTTTGTTTACCGGCATTACAAAAATTTCTGGGCAGACAAGTTAAGAGTCGAAATAAAAAACATTGATGAAGCAAAAATGCTTCAAGGTTTTCTTGGAACGGTTCATCACTACACCCCGAACCTGGAAATCGAATTGATTGTCAGTTTTGCGCTTGATCCGTGCAAGTGGATGTCTTGCCTTTGTTTCGCTGGATACCACAGAATTTCATCTGTAATACTTACAAATTACGAAGAATTGTTTAGTAAGGTAAGCCAAAAATGGGAGACAATATTTGAGCCAACCGAAGTGTTCGAGGGCGTAAGCGATTGGATCGAAACTATAAAATCGCTAAATTTAACTTTTTACGAACCTGGGCCAGTTGTTGACCGGGCAATTTATAAGCAAACGGCGGTGTATGAACACATCGAGCAGTTCATGCTAAATTGGTTGGCCACAGAAACAGAGGCAACAGTGTTTGAGAAAGAACTTACAATGCCTCGGACATACCAAATAAAATAGTATGGACATACTAAAAATTGAAAAACCTGTATTTGAAAGGCCATACGAAATTGAGGTAAAGCCACGCAAAAAACGGCAGAAGGCAGTCAAGGTTGACTTAAAAGTTGATGCCCCGATCAAGGTTGAGCAGTTTGAAATAAAATTACTTCCTGGGCAGTATATTAAAGACGGATGCATTGCGGAGGATATAATGGGATACGAATGCCTTACGCCTCCAATTCCAAAAGACTTGCGCAGGGTTGATGGGTATGACATAAAAAACCCGATAGAGCAAAAGTTCAGAAAGACCCAGATACCAGAATGGATGTCTGATGACGCTATTCAAAAAGTCTTTGACGCAAAAAATTCTGTTATAGACATTGTTCTCGACAAGCGTCAACAGCAATTCAAAGAGCGTGAGGAGGACAGAATCTGGATTGACGGCTACTGGTTCTTCAACAATGGCGTTCTGACTTGGATACATGGGTTTCATTATTTTGAGTTGAACTACTGGAACATAGGCGCAGAGACAGACGATGGATTGAAAGAGTATCGGGATGCAGACCGCAGGTTCTGGTTTTTCTGGAGAGACGTTGAGATAAACGAAACCGAGTACGGCGTTACTGAGCCAAAGTTTCGACGGAAGGGAGCGTCCATGAGAGGGTTTGCTATGAACTACCTGTATGCCAGGAAGGGCTTAAAGCACAACACGGGATACATGGCTGATGATGGTAGCAAGGCAAAAGAAGAGTTTCAGCAATTTTTTGTTGCCCCATTCAACGATTTGCCGATCTGGCTAAGAGGCCCCAAGGAAGTTGCCCCAGACGCAAACTCTGTTACGCTATCTTACAAGAACAAGAAGACTGGGCGCATTCAGGGTACTGGCAGTTTGATAAACTACAAGCCAAACACTATTCAGGCATACAACGGTAAGAAGTTGCGTTTTGCGCTGATAGACGAAACCGGTAAGTACGAAATAGACCTGGAGGCGCTGTTGTCCGTATTGAAATATTGTATAACCCTGGGCGCAGGAGGAAAGCGAATAGGATTGCTGTACATCCCAACAACCGTGGAAGACATGGAAAAGGGCGGTACGCAGTATAAAAAGTTTATTGAGGACAGTTACCGGGAGACGTACAGCGCAGTAACAAAAAGAACTGTGTCTGGTTTTAGATTCTACTTTACTTCCGCCGAAGACGGTCTTGAAATGTTTATCGGCCCGCATGGGGAAAGCATTATTGATGACCCGACCGAAAAGCACGTTATTGATTACCTGCTTGACAAGTATCCAGGCCATCCGCTAAAAGGCTCCAGAAGGCACATCCAAGAGTCTCTTGACCAATATATTCAACATGGCAAGTGGGACTTATACACAAAGTTCCTGCGGGCGCACCCGAGGAAACTGGAGGATATATTCATGCCGACCAGCGGCAAGCAGGTGTTCAACACCCAAAGGCTGCACAACCTAATAAGCAGGCTGCAAAGCAGCAGTTACAGGAGTCAGTCGGTAAGAAGGGGAGATTTTCAGTACCTGGAAAGCCGTGTAAAGAAACAGGTAATATGGATAGATAACCCAGCCAGCGGCAAATTTGTTACAAACTTTCTTCACAATGACTGGCACAACGAGGCAAACCGAGTTAATTGGTTGGGCAAAGAGGCTGAGCCACTGAACGTAAACAAAGGTGTAATATCGGTTGACCCATACGAAAAGGGAATTGTAATTGATAAACGACACGGCTCAAAAGGAGCGGCTCATGGCATTTTCTTTTTTGATGAACGTAACGAGAAGACAAAGTTCAGCAGAGAATCGCCCGGGGAAATTCGAGACGGTTACTATCCAACGCCATCATTTTTCCTGCAGTATCACGCAAGGCCGATGGACATAGACGAGTTCTATGAAGATATGGTTATGGCGTCTATTTATTTCGGGGTTGAAATGGCCCACGAAAACAACAAAGACGGACTGACCCCGCACTTTAAGCGCCGGGGATTGGAGGCATTTCTGGTTCCGACAAATGATTTTTTCCCTCCAGAAGAGCGCAAAAGCGAAAGGGTAGGGTCGTATGGTATTAACATGGGAGCAAACGCCTCTATCTGCATTCAGACGCTTGCAAGGTTTCTAAATGGCCGGGATGATTATTTGCGTGGGTACTATTACGATGTTGACATAGAAATGGACCGGTTCCCGTTTTTAAGTCTGGCTAAAGATATGCTCGATTTCGACCCGGTAAACAGGACAAAGTACGATTTGACCATGAGTACGCTGCCGGGCCTTGTGCTTATGGAAAATAGATTATACGATAAAATGTATTACCATGAAACTGAAAGCACTATAAGCGATGACTTTTTGGATGCGGTATTGAAAAAATAAAAAAAGATTTACTTTTGCTGTATGGCTAACGGCACGGCAGAGGTACTTACCAGGGTTCAGACCATGCTCCGAACAAGGACTGACCAGTATGCTACGGCGTATGAACTGCAAAGTAATTTTCGGGTTGCATCGGACCAGTTGCTTAATATGCTGATTGGCCCAATATATCAGTACAAAGACCAAAGACCGAGCGCAACATTTTCGTCTCAAACTACATCCGACATTGATAATTTGCTGTCGGCTTTTAGAGCCTCAATAGCGTACACGAACAATGGAAGCGACATTTGGGTTCCAGATGAAACGCCGTTTGATGCAGCAAAAAGACAGATATTTAAATACGAGGACTGGCAGGCATTTGGATATTCAATTCACTTTCCGCCAGAGAATCAATTAAACCTATATCTGCGCAGTCAAATTAACTTTCCGGTTGAGACTGAGCCTTATGGTCAGGATGTGGGCAGTGGCAGGATCAGAGTTTGGCCATTCCCAAAAGATGGCGTTACGGCACTGGTAATTGCAGGAGACCCGGAGATTACGGTCAAGTTTGTTTCAAACACCCAGAACATAAATCCTCAAACAACAACTCCAACTCTATGGAATCAAAGAGCATACGACAGTTTAGTATATCTTATTCTGGGTATGTTTGGTATTGAGATTATGGCTCCGGCCCTTATTCAGGCTGCAGGGCAGCAAAGAATCCAATCATTATAATCATGGCATTCGTACAACAACCACCAATTACTATTGCACCTCAGCCGGAAATTACGGTTTCAAGGCTTGCTGAGCAGTGCTGGCGTATGATTACTGGTGGCGCCGTAGAAAGCGTTCCAAAGTTAAGGGAGGTTGAATTAAGGGTAAGGCAAATAGCGGCGTACTATGCAAACCGGGATATGCTTGAAAAGTATAAACTGGAACAGCAGTGGCACAACACAGCCAACTTTATTGTCCCTTTTTACGATGTTGTTTTAACGCCGTACAACGCAGACAAGTTTACCAAGGAGGCAACATTACCACAAAAGGTAATGAATTTGCCGAAGTCAAGGGGCGTGTACATGGTAACCTATTCGGGCGATAAAAATCCTGAAAAGAAAATGACCAGGCTGCAGCCTACAGACAGGACAAAGTCAAGTTTTATGCGGGCCGTGGCAAACGATTACTACTGGACCTGGATCGGAAAAAAAATTCTGATAAACACAAAATGCTTTAAGGAATTGCCGAAAATAGATAAGGCTAACATTTACTGCATGATTGCGGACAGCACAAATTTGGACGAGGCAACTGAATACATTGTTATTTCAGAGGTGATTAAATTATTCCGCAGGCCAGAAATAAAAGACGGAAACCCAGACCAATCTGAAAGAATCTCATGATGAACAACAATATTCCGGATGTAAAGTTTACGCAGAATCTGGAAAGTATTGTCGCTAAAGTGATGCGGCAAATGCGTTTGCCAGAAGATGACGAGGATAGGCTGTATGATTACGCAGAAGATTTTCTGCGTGATTTAAATAACGATACGTTTCACACAATAAAATTATTTCAGGGCAAAATCAACCCAAATAAAACCATTACGTTTCCAAACGATTTTATCGACTGGATGAAAATGGGGTATCAGGTTGGAAGTCAAATTGCTCCTTTGGCCAAAAGCGAAAATCTTGCGCTAAACGGTAATGTCGTTTCTATTCCAACTGTTCTTGATTCCGTTGCAATTCCATTTCCGTGGCCAGCAAGCAACTATCCGGACAGTCCAATGTTTATACCAAGGAATTATATTCCTACCTGGCAGATAGACTACAAAGAGCGCCAGATCAAATTGGACCCAATGGTTAAGATTCCAAATTTTTACATGGAATATCTGGCGGACTGCGTGGACGTTTCGTGCGGAATACTTATTCATCCGTTCTTCCAAACAGCCCTTATGGCTCACATGATGTTTTGGATTTCGTGTCATACGCCAAGCAAAAGAACAGAAACGGCATTGTATGAGCAGCGTCTTGATGCCGAGATAAGTAAAATGAGGCAAAGGGTAGCCCCTTCTGCTCAAGAAATAATTTCGGACTTTAGACGAGTAATGTACTAATGGAAACATACACCCCGGGGATGGGTAGCGCCATATCAGTTGGCCAACTACCGGTTGAAAAGACGGCATACGATACTAAAAATCGTATGATGCAAATGGACATGATGGGCATGAAAGCAAAGGCTATGGCCGATGCCGCCCTGAAAGCCAAAAAAGCACAGGAGGATAAAGACCTTCTAACACTTAAAGCCGGAGACGCAGACTACTTTCAAGAAATTTATAATAACCAGGATATAAATCCCTCGATAAAAAAACTGCTTACCTTAAAGCAGCAGGGGATGCTTACCGAAGCAAATAAACTTGCCGTAACAGGAGATTTAGAGTCAAAGGCAAAGCAATATCAAGTTCTTGCCAAAGAAACAAGGGAAGCGGTAGCCAATGCCATGAAAGGCATGGAAAATGTTTATGACCCGGGAGTTTTACTTGATTATGTCAAGCAAAAACAATATCAGAGATTTTTGGCAAAAGATGCTACCGGTAAATTAGACCCGAAACAATACCTGCAAACTGATATTCAGGCTGATGTTGACGATGCCAAAAAGCAACTTAAAACTCTTCAGCAATCAAACATAAATAGTGCATTTGTAAAAACAGCAAACGAAAGGAAAAACAAGGTTCAGGTAGCAAAAGACCCAAGCGGGCTTTACAAAACTGGTAGCAGCGCAGAGGCTCAGGCTTATTGGCAATTAAATCCAAAAACAGGCAAAATTACCGGATTTGATTTTGATGGGTTTTATGGCGATTACACTACTCCTGGCACTCCAACGCAGCAATTATATGTTGCCAATAGAGAGGAAAAACTTAAAGACCCTAATTTTAAAAAAGACTATGATGATGCAGTTGCAAAGTTGCAGACAAAATATGCATCCGATCCGGCCAAGTTACAATCTGCAATGAATAAAATTAATGCGGAAGAGTTTATCTTCCCATATTTCGGCCAAGGCAAAAGGTGGGAGGATTTCTTTGCAAAGTCAGAAGGCACAGAGGCTATAAGACAATACGTTGCTCCAACCAGAGAGCAGATGGAAAAAGAAGACGCTGAGTACGCAGGCACTCCGCAGGTAGAAATTATTACAAGCCCGGCTCACAATAATGCTCAATCAGGTAAAGAAACAACAGTTTCTGCGCAAATGACCAGAGAGCAAGCGGCAAATTTAAAACCTGATATAAGAACGGCCTATACCATGGATCAGTATGGAAGGTTGAGTCCAATAGGTAAGGATGTCCAAAATATTAGTCAAGGGGCGGATCAATCCTATAAAATTGTTGCAAGGACATCTTTAAACCCAAGTGGCATAATTGTATATGACAAAAGCGGGAAAAGGGTAGATGTAAATCAGGCTTTTCCAAACCTGGGCAAAAATTTTAAAAATGCTTATTTTTCAAGAAATGGCTCATTTGGAACCGGAGGAGAATTAAACATTCGTTCGACAGAAGAATTTATAAAGTATGCAAACAGCAAAGGATACACAACTAAAGTAAAAAGCCGAGGTGGCGAGGAGGTTGCAATTAGCGGAGTAAAGGACTTAGCAAGTGTTCCAGGTTCATTTGTAACAAGCGCATATTTTAAAGTTGATTTGCCTACAGGTCAAGAAAAACCCGTGGGGCCTGCGCCTAAAGAAACCAGAAATATAGACCCAAAATCAGGAAATATGACAACAACCCAGGGCGCAACAACCATTAACATTGGAAGTCCTGGGTTGCCAGCATCAATATATTACCCTGCAAAAGCAGGCAGTAGTATTAAGACAATTGCTCAAAGAAATATGGGCCAGGAAAAGGTGCGAAAATTGATCGAAGACGCCGAAAAAGTTCAAAATAATGCTACCTTAAATTCTCTTGGAGGAGCAATGCAGCCAGCGCAAGGAGGGTCAAATCAAGTAGAAGAATTTGAGTTTGAATAATATGATAGGTGAAGAATATATTCAGCCAGAAGTAATTGAAACCCCGGAGGCCATTGAGTCTCCGGAGGCCACAGAAATAGCCGGTGGGCCTGGGTCAAAGGGCGATAGGCGATTGGCTCAAATAGCCAAGTTGCTTAATGCTTCGTTTCCTGAGCGATACAAGGGCGTTGACGAGAAGTGGCTAAAGGATTACATATCTAAAAGCGACGATAACGCAAGGCAAATATTTCTTTCCGTTTCATCAACTGGCAAAGCCAAGGGCCTCCCATCAGATCAGGCGCAATTTAAAGCCATGTTGCTGGACACAAGTCCGGATGAGCCTAAGCCAGCGCAAGCAGAAACACCGCAGGAGCAACCTGCGCCTCAAGAGGCAGCGCAAGCACCTGCAGAAACGCCAGTGGAACAGACTCAACCAGTTGCTACTCCTGAACAGCAGGCCCAGGTTCCGGTTGAGCAAACTCAGCAAAAACCCGTAGTGCCTCCAGCGCCAAAAGAAGAAGAGCCTGGGTTTTTTGAAAAAGCGTGGCAAGGATTGGGCATGATGGCAATGCCTAATTTACAAATAGCCCAAACAGCCAAAAATGTCTGGGACCGAATTACTGGCAAGCCAGAAGTTAAAGCAGGCAAAAGTTCAACTAAGGAAGCAAAAATGCTTCAGCAGTATGAGTCTGAAATTAAATCGTTTAGAGAAATAGACGATAAAAAAAGAGCGTATGATGAACAAAGAAAAATTGCAATAGCGCCGGAGACTGGTTTTGGAGACCTTGGAGAAAGGTCTGCTGCGGCTGCAAGGTCTATTAAAGGAATAACAGAACAAGAAAAAGCGATTCCGGTAAGCCCAGAAAGCAAAAAGTTGCTTGAAGAGCATGAATTAAAAAGGCAGAAATACAATCTTACTCTTAAATCAACCACTCCGGTAATTGAAAAACTGGCAAGCGATGCTGTAAAAAAGAATGGGGCAGACAAGTTTTTTCAATACAATCCAGGAACTGGACACACTGGTTATAATATTGCGGAGGTTGACAAAGTCGCAAAAACTATTGCAGCCGAAATGGGCGTACCTACAGATGGGTTTGCCTACAGCATGATTAAAAACAGGATTCAGGGCATAGCGGATTTTCAAAAAAATATTGCCCCAGAATTAGCAAAAAGAAAACCGGCAATTGAAAAAAAGATTGCTGAGGAGTATGGGAAATTAAAAACCTTAAAAGATTCAAAAACCGGAAAGGTAACTGCAGCCAATCTGCAGGAAGACCTAAAAAAGGATTTTGTTTCAAAGTTTACTGCGGCAGAAGGTATTAAAGCCAGGGCCAAGGCTCAGCAAACTGCACTATTGCAAGATATAAATGCAGAAACTAAAAACGAAGGAGCGCCACTAAAAGACGCCTACACAAAGGAGTTCGAGGCTATACAGAAAAAAGCATTTGATGATCCAGAGGTTGTAGAATATCAAAGAGGTCTTGAAAAACAAGACTTTAACCGGTTGCAGGGGATGGTTAAAAACGGTCAATTGACTGTAGAAAAAGCCAATGAAATGCTGCAAAACGAGGAAAGGCGCAAAAAAATTAGCGAACAAACTACGCAGTTTGCGGTAAAGAAATATGGCAAAGAGTTTGGTACTGCTTGGCAGAACTATACAAACTCTGTCAATCAACTAAATTCAAGAAAGCAGGCAAAATTTATCCGAATGCGAGATGAAATAGTTGCCTCTGCAGATGGAGAAATTAAAACAGCGTTTGATGAGTTTAAGAAAAAATACAAAATGGACCCGGCGCTTGAGTCGTTGGTTCAAAAGGTAAGCACTCAAGTTTATGAAAAAGAGATAGACGATATTGTTGGAGCCAAAGAAGCGGCTAAGTTTAAGAAGGACCAGGCTAATTCATTTCTTAGCAATCTATTAGATCAAACCTATTCTAACCTTGGGTCATCCTTAAAAAACTTTGGAATAATTTTTGGCTCAGACCAACTAAGGGGATTCGGCGAGATTATTGAAAGCAATTACAAATTAGCCAACTATAAAAACGATAGTTGGATGGACCTGTTTGACGCCACAAAAATGGCTGGGAATACGGGTATGCTGCTTGGAAGAATGACTCCGGGAATCATAGGCGCCGCAGGAACAGTTATGGCACTAAGGGGCGCAGGCGTTGGTAAGGCTACCGAAATCATGGGGGCAACACTTGCCTCATGGGGTGCAGAAACTGCAGATATGATGGGAGGTATGTACGACCAGGTTCTTGCAAAAACTGGCGATCCAATCAAAGCAAAGGATGCAGTTAATGAACTATTGGCCGGGCAAATCTTTATGATGCCAACTTACACGTTGGAGGTTCTTCCCTTTTTTAATGTAATGAAAGGAAGCACCTTGACAAAAGCGTTAAAGTCGGGGTCATTAGAATATTTTACAGAAGGCGTACTGCAAGAGTTCCCGCAAAATGCAATGGAGGAGGTTATCGCTAACAACGATAAGTTCTACAACGCATACAAGGCAATGAACTATGAAAAGTTCAGAGAGACAATGGTTGCAACTGCGCCGTCTTTTTTTATGGGAGGAGCGCCAGCAGCATTTACAGGAGCCAGAGAATACACAGCAAAAACTATGGCCGAAAGGGAGGCCAAGTCATTCCTGGCAAAGCAAAGCCTGCTATTTAATGACGTGAATATGTCCCAGTCCTTTATGGACATACAGCGAGAAAAAGGCAAAAACTTTACTGGGGCGCTTGTAAGCAATTTGTTTACAGGCGGTAAGTTATCCAAAGAACAGGCAGATGCGCTTGCGATTCAGGTTGATAACTTTGACAAGTTTCAACAGATGGCAAGCAAAAGTAAATTGACTCCGCTTGCCACAAAGGTTGGTTTCTTGCTGCTTAATCAGTATGAAAACGCTGAAAAAGAAGGTCGCTTAGAAGATGCTGCTCGGTACAAAGAACTTTTCAATAATGTTTTTCAAAAAGGCGCTTCGCCAGATTTGTTTGCCGTAACTCTACTAAACGGAGACGAGTATTTTTATACAAAAGAACAGGCTGTAAAGTTGTTTGAAAACGACCTTTTTAAAGAATTTATCAAAAAAAGGGAAATAGCATTTGGCGGGTACTTTGACAACAAGAAAAACCCTGATTACGTTGAGGTTCAAAATTTGTTTAACGATGCGCTAAAGCAGGACCTTAACCAAACGCCAACTGACGATAGGTTAAAAAGCAGGGTTGAAATAGCAACCCAAACCTTAGAAAGGGAAATAAACGATTTAAGCAGTAATCCGGACCTCGATAAAGTCGAAAAAGAAGACCTTGAAAATTATAAGAAAGAACTGGCTTTGCTAAAAGAAAGTCCAATAGCGTATTTTCAGTCAAAACAAGAAGAGTATCAAGCCGAAATAAATAAAAATACAGAAAAGGCTACTGATTTTCAAAAGACAATGTTGAAGTTTTATTCAGACATTGTTAATGAATTTAAAACCTTTGGAAGAAGAAAGGGCAAGGCTGTTACAACTAAAGCCACAACAACGGCTGCTGCAACAGATGTAGCCGACGAGGAAGTTCTGGTAGATGACGAGGAGTATTCCAGGTTCAAAAACGAGAACAAGGTTGACGAGGAGCGGATGCTTGCGTTTATCGACGATTATTTGAACGACGTTGATTTTAGTACGATCCCGAACATCGACCAGCGGTATGTGGAGATGTACAACCATTTCCTGCCAGAAATAAAAAAACGGGCGGAGGGATTGACCGATGAGACAGAAGACAAGTCGGTTGACGATACTATAATTTGGACCGATTCAACATCGGGAGAAAAGCAAGAATACACTTTTGGGGAAATGCAGGAACTTGAAAAAATGTTCAAGGATTCCTACAAAGAAGTTAATGTTAAAAATTTAAAAGTTTGGTTTAGCCTTGATGACGAAAAAGCAACACAACTTTTAGAGGCTTATAACAAAGCAAAAGAACCAAAAGTAGAAAGCATACCAACTCCAGAAGTCGGCCAGACAGTAATTATTGGCGGCGAGAAAGGTACTGTAATTGACGAAGGCGCTGGCAAACTTGCAATTGAAACGCCTACAAAAACTATTGAGATACCGGCAGGCCAAACACTGCAGGATTTGGGCGCAAAATTGTACACCGAGCCAACACAAGTTCAGGGCAAGACAGCAGCCGAAAGACTTAAAAGCAAACTGCAGCAGCGCAAAGACCGGGCTAAAAAGCAGGTCAAAGTTATTGACGAGAACACCGCCATGGTTAATGGCAAAGAGTTCCGGATCAACAAAGACCCCAAAGGCAATTCCATTTACCTTACTGACGGCAAGATTGAGATAAGAGACGAGAACGTACTTATTGACGTTGACATCCAGAGGCACAAACTGGAAGTAAAGGAGACGCCGGAAGAGCAGGAGCGCCAGTTGCAGGAACTGTATTCTGAATTGCCTCCAAACCGCAGGACATCAGTCCAGGCCATCATTGAAAAGGATATGACCGACAGGATAGCAAACCTGCTTGAGAACGGCATAACCGACCAGACGGACGATACGGATTTCCTGCAGACAAGGCTGTGGGCAGAGGGAAGAATAGCAGAGTTAAGAGAAAAGGAGTCTGACAACTCCTACGCTCTTGACATGATTGAAGAGTTACAGAATTTATTAAATACACTTTGGTATGAACACTATCAAAAATTCGGAAGGGAGCCGGGCGCAGAAGGTGCTGGCAAAGTTGAACAGGAGGATACTGGAAAGAAAAAGACCCCAGGAGTCCAAGACACCGGAAAAGAAAGGCGGGTAGCCAACGTCGGGGACGAACTACACGATGCTGTCGGGGAGTTTGGAGAAGGCGTAGAAAGCAAGATGGACGCTGAGAAGCGGCTTGCAGACGGCGAGATATTGTTTGGCATAAACGAGCAGGACGATTCGCTTACCGAATTATTTAACGAGGACCTTGCGGCCTGGCCTCCGGACACAATAATGGCGATCCGGCCAGAGTATTTGCCTGGTGCTATCGAGGAGGAAGCGGGCAAGGAAGAGGAGGCTCCTGAAGAGGAAGAAGTCGAAGAAACCGAGTGGACCCGGATGGACGCAGCCCTTGACGCAACTGGCAAGCAAGGGGAAAAGATGCGGGCCGACCTCCGTGCTGAAATTGGAGACGAAAAGTTTTCGGCAATGCGAAAGATTACCAAAGACTTTGAAAAAATTGTAGCAAGACTGGAGAACGATAACAAAATCAAAAAAGACTGTCCATGAAAATAAAATCAATCCTTTCTTCCCAGGGGAAGAAGACAATGAACAAGGCTGCAGAACACGAATTGTACGCAAGCCATTTTTACAAAAGCGCCGCAGCAAAGAGCCAGAGCCTGGGATATTTTGGTGCGCAGAAGTTTTTTGAGAAAGAATCAGCAGATGAAATCGAGCATTATTACAAGATTCGGGACTTTGTAAACGACCAGAACGACATCATCGATTCTCCGGTAATTGATTCGGTAACGGTGGAATGTGAAGAACTTGGAGAAGTATTGGAAGAAGCGTATGAATTAGAGAAAAATTTATACGATTTTTACGAGGACGCATACATGAACACAAAAGATGCGTCGCTTCAAGTTTTTCTGCACGAAATGGTTAATATACAACGACTTGCAGTTGGAGAGTATGGAGACCTTTTAGCCAGGTACAACATTGTAAATGGCAATTCTGCAGCAGCCCTTTTGTTTGACCAAGAATTAGGAAACAAGTAATATGTCTTTAAAGCCCTGCGTATTCATCGACCTGAAAACAGGTAAGCGGTACAACTACGACGAGTTCCGCCAGTTCCTTTACGAAAACCCAAAGTTTTGGGAGGAAAAGAGAGGCGCCGTTGAGCGTGAGCCGGGTCTGATGAAAAAGGCTGCATTGGTAGATATGCCGAACAACTACGAAGTTTCGGCTCTGCAGGTCTTAATGTCAAAGGGTATAACCAAGGAATTGTTGTTCAGTATGTACGGTAAAAATACCGGATTTGCTGAATATGATAAGAAGCAGATAGAGGGTGAGGTAAAGGCAAGGAAGTTCATGATAAGAAAAACTGGGCCAAAAACAGTAGATGTTATGGCTGAGTTGGTTATGACTTACATGGCTGAAAATAGCGGCAACCCAGATGCTGTTCCAAATGATTATGATTATCAGGAGGCTGCAAGTGCTATTGAGACCGCTATCCAAGACTATAGAAATTTCGCTGAAATGGCCCGCAGGATTCTTGAAATCGCAGGCGAGTATGATGCAAGCAAGTACGAAGACGAGTACGTCAAATACATGATGCAGCAAGAAGAGACTCAAGAAGAGGCGGAACAGGAAGAGACCGGTCGCAAGGCATTGTCTGAAGAAGAGTTTCAAGAACTGGAGAGGCAGATTGCGGAAGAGTACATTAAGCGGGAGCAGGAGGATGCTGAAGAGTCTGAAAAGATGTTTGGCAAACCGCTGTCCGATGAAGAGTACGAAAAAATGCGCTCCGCCTGGGACAATGAGTTTGCTGAGCGTGAGTTCACAAGAAACCTAACCCCGGAACAAAAGCAGGCCCTGGCCAATCTGGAATTGGCTATGCTTGGTTTGTCCAACGCAAAAGAGGCATACGAGAACGAAGTAAAGAAGCAGGCCCGTGGATCGCAGCAGGAATTATTTGGCAGCAATCCATTAGGCTTTGTTCAGAACGAAAGCCCGCAAGCGCTGAAAGACAAACTTGACAGGCTAAAAACCGCCGTTGACATGGCCCAGGCAGTAGCCGACAAGGCGCTGGCTGCATATCAGCGTGAGATGGGCATGGAGACCAGGCAGGGAGATTTGTTTGGAGGACAAAAGCCTGAAAAGCAAATTACTTTTAATACCAATAACGGCAAAGAGTTAGTTGGCGAAAGAATAAAAACAGGCAATCCAATTTATGACCAAATTGATTTAATACTTGTAAAAGATGGCTTACAGTATGAAATATATGAATTAGCGTCTGGCTTAAAATTAACCATTGAAATTTCTTTCTCTGCAAAAGACGCAATAGAGGAAATTTTAAATAGTGATAAACTGCAAAAAGCCGCAAGTATATTGTATGATAAAATATACAAAAATGAAAATTTAAAACAATTTGGGGCTGCAGGCAAAGTTACTTTAGCAAATCAAAGCCAAGTTTATACCGATTACAGCAATCAAAGAAAAGAACAGGAGCAAGCCGAAAAAGAAAAGCGACCGTTTGTCCACACGGAAGAAGAACGCAAGGTTTTGCTTGCGATTGCCGATAGTGCCGAAAAAGAAGGTATCAATAAAGCGGCTGAAATGATTCGATTGTTTGCTAACAACAAGCAAGGCATAAGATTCAAAATTGAAAAAATGCCTGCCGAAAGAGCAAATGAAATAGTAGATCAATACAGAGTTGAAAAAATAAAAGAAGAGGCCAGAAAGGCCGGACTTCCATATCCTTCTGACTTAATTGAAAGTATAGAGACAGGTAAAGAATGGTTTAAACGTATAAGTCTATCCGAATTTTCTAACAAGGATAAAGCCAGAGAAAATTTTTATAAAGTTCCCGAAGAAATAAGGGACATGATTTATGGGGCTTACAAAAAGGCCATTGAAATTTATAATTATTATGGCTACACAATCCCCGAATTAGAAAGGGTTATCCCAATAATGCATAGATACGTTTCTATAGCAGGGCAATCAATATCCGAAACCGAAAGAGCAGACAAATATGATAGAGAATTAGAAGTAGATGCCCCGAGAATTGAGGCCATAAATGCAGTATATGAAAGGGAGAAGAATAAACTATCTGCTACAAAGCCGGGCGAAATAAAAATTACTCAGGAAGGCAATGAATACACGTTTGCCTTAAATGACGTTACTGGCGTCCTGAATTTTGACGGTGGTATTGTAAGTACTGTTGAAGAAGAGGGAGACCAAAAACTGCCGGATTGGGCTAAAAACGAAGCGTATCTTAATAATATAGAAAACGCTGGTAGGGCAGAAGGGAAGGGCAAAGGCGATGGCAAGACCGTAATCGAGGCTATGAAGCGAAAAGCCAAGGAACTTGGCGCAGACATTCTTACGCTCAGAGCGGATATGGGAATGGGCTTTACTGGCGTAGATAGCAAACTATATCAATATTACAAAAGCCTTGGGTTTGTGGATAACAATCCAGCCAAACCTAATGGCCAGATGTATTTTGATTTGAGAAGCAAGCCAGACGAAAAAGTCGAAAGACCGCCCGTAACAACTACGACTGGCAAAAAGTCAAGAACTCAGACAATTAAGGACACCAAACTTGCCGACGCTGCTGCTAAGAATGCAGAGAAGTTGAAGGGCAGTATGGATGAACTTAAAGATGCCTTTAAGGACCTGCTTGGCGAAATGAAAAAGCAAGGCCCGGCAACAATGAACGGTATCAGGACTGAGGTTCTGGAGAAGGCCGTTAAGGTTGTGGGCATTATGATTAAGGTCGGCATTTACAAGTTTGCTGACATCATCATTCAGGTACAGCAGCAACTTGGAGACGTCTCCGACGAACTGTTTCAGGCGATGAAAAAAGCCTACCTGGCCTACGCATCGGACGCTGAGGAGGACGTGTTCGATCAGATGGACACCGCAAGAGACATCCGTGGCACTCTTCTGACAGACATTTTTGCTCCAGCAGATGAGGTTGTTGAGGAAGACCCGTTTGAGAACGCTATCCGGGAGTCGATTAAGAACAAGACTCCGCTGAATATAGTTGCCATGCGCAAACTATTGCCCGGGATAAGCGATACGGATATTCAGGAGCGTGTAGAAAGCATCGTTGTCAAAATGGCCCGGGACATTGCCCAGACCACCATGAGCGATGCAGAGAAACTGAACGCTATTGAAAACATCTATAACTATCAGCCGACACTTGCGCAGAAAGATAGTACACGGGTTAAATTACAACAGTACTCAACTCCGCTGCCATACGCATTCATTGCTTCTTCCTTTGCTGCCGCAAAGAACCCAACACTTACGCTGGAGCCAAGCGCAGGAAATGGAGCGCTTACAATTGCAATGGACCCGGCAAGGGTTGTTGCCAACGAAATTGACCAGGAAAGACTTTCCAATCTTCAAAGCCAGGGATTTGCCGAGGTAACCAATCAGGATGCGCTACTGCCTTTTGACGGCACATACGATGCCGTTGTAATGAATCCCCCTTTCGGCTCTAAAGGATTGCGGGTATTTGGAACCGAAACCAAATACAATCTAACCGGCCTTGATCCGATTATGGTCGCAAACGCTCTCGATAGCATGACCAACAATGGGGTGGCTGCAATTATTGTTGGCGAACATAATAGTTATGCTGACGATGGCTTAATCGAAAGTACTAAATACAGAAAGTTACTAAACTACCTATACCATTATTATAACGTACTTGACGTAATCAACGTCGATGGCAAACTGTACTACAAGCAGGGAACAACATATCCGACCAGGCTCATTCTCATAAACGGAAGGAAGCAAACTCCTGGAGGAATTGCGCCTATTCGTAGTCAGGTATCAGATGAAATGATTGCTCCGGTAACGGATTACAATACGTTGATGGCTCGGGTTCAGAACGCTAAAGACGTTTTGTTGCAGTCTAAACTGGATCAGGGAATAGTTGACAGCGGAAAACAAGGTCAAACCGGGACCGGCAAGGGTGCTGGTGGTGTAGGAGGCGGCAGGGGTGCTGGCAGAGGCGCTGGCACTACTACTACAAAAAAGGAAAAGGAAGAAGCAGAACTGGAAGAAGGAGACCGCACCGGGATTGGCGAGGATTTTACCGGCGAAACCAAAACCGGCGAAACTCAAGAACTCGACGAAACCGACATTGACATTGAGGCTGAAAAGGTTCTTTACAAGCCAATGTCTAAGGGCAAGTCAGTGGGTACTTATCAGCCAACTGCAATGGCTGCGGAAACCAGGCGAGTGCTAAATCAAATTCAGGAGCAGTACGGAGATATTGACGAGTTTGTGGCCAGGGAACTTGGATATAAAAACATAGGAGAACTGCACAAGGGCTTGTATGCAGAGCAGGTTGATGCGGTTGCTATGGCTATCGCTCAAATCAAAACCGGCAACAGCCTAATTGTGGGCGATATGACCGGCGTGGGAAAGGGGCGTATAGCAGCGGCCATGATCCGATATGGAGTAAAGCAGGGTAAGACGCCAATATTTATCACGCAAGATGGAGCGCTGTTCTCTGATATGTACCGAGACCTTAAAGGTATTGGAGCCGAGGCGCTTGTGCCATTTATAGTTAATACCGATACTAAGTCAAATGTTACAGAAACTGATTTAGCCACGGACGAACAAAAGTTAATTTACAAACATCAGTCTAAGCCAGAGTTTACTAAGGCGCTGGAATATTTAAGGCAGAAAGGAGAATTGCCAAAACAGTTCAACTATGTAATGGTAACCTATTCTCAGGTAAATAGCGACAGGTTCCCAGACAAAAGGTCGCTTCTCAATTTGCTTGCTCCAGGAAACATCTTAATAATGGATGAATCTCACAATGCGTCTGGCACTTCTCAAACTGGTGAGTACATTGGAGGGTTAGTTCAAAACTCTCAAGGAACACTTTTCTTATCGGCAACATGGGCCAAAACCCCGGAGAATATGCCAATATATGCCCTAAAAACATCTATTAGGGACACTGGGCTAAGCAATGAAAAATTGATTGAGGCAATTACAACCGGAGGCGTGGCGTTGCAGGAAATTATTTCTGCTCAATTAGCACAAGCCGGGCAAATGGTGCGCCGAGAAAGAGATTTTCAGGGTGTGGAAATGAATTATACATATCCAGAAAGTGAAGAGGTAGCCCAAACTCAAAAACAGCAGGCCGACCAAGTTATAAGATTGGTTAGGTTAATTATAGCATTTCAAAGGTCCTACGTTTCCCCAGCGATAAAAAGTATAAGAGAGGATAAGTTGACAGAGGGAGTTAGGGTTGATGAAAAAAAGAAAAGCAGCGACATGGGCGTAAAGAACACGCCTTTTGCCAGCAAACTTTTCAATGTAATGCAGCAATTGATTTTTAGCATTAAAGCAGAGCAAGTTGCCGAAGAAGCAATAAATGAGTTAAAAAACAATAGGAAGCCAGTAATTGGGTTTCAAAACACAATGGAATCATTTCTTGATGACATGGGTTTTGCCATGCAGGAGGTAATTCCAAATATTGATTTTTCACTAACGCTTATTAGAGGTCTTGACAAAACCCTTGAATACACCGAAGACGATGCTGCTGGAAAGAAAAAAACAAAAACGCTTTCGCCGGAGCAACTTGGATCGGAGGGTACGGCGGCTTACTATCGATTAAGAGCAGAAATACAGCAGGCCGTATCTGGGATTACTATTAGTCCGATTGATGTAATTAAAACAAAAATTGAAAAGGCTGGGTACAAAGTTGCTGAACTTACTGGTAGAGAAACAGTCATTCAGATACTGCCAAATCAAGGAGCCATTTTAAGCAAAAGGGCAAAGCCCGATAAAAAGAAAATGGTTGCCGAATTTAATAACGGCAATATTGATGTTCTGTTAATTAACGCATCTGCAGCAACCGGCCTGTCTATGCACGCAAGCGAAGATGAAAAGGTCAAAGATAAAAGGCAGCGCATAATGATTATTGCGCAGCCTCCGTTTGACGTAAACACTTTCATTCAAATGCTTGGCCGTATTGACAGAACAGGTCAGGTTGTTCGAGGCGCTTACAACATCATGCTCAGTTCCATCCCTGCCGAGGGAAGGTTTCAGATCATGCTGAAAAAGAAAGTGGCATCGCTGCTTGCAAACACTACGGCTCAACAGGAATCCAGCAGCGTCGATATACAGGTTGCGGACATTATCAATAAATACGGAGACCAAATAGTAACCGAGTATCTTGTTGAAAACCCTGAGATAAATATGCTGCTTAACGACCCATTAAAAATTGGGGAGCAGGAGGATTTGTCAAAAGTTACTGTTCAAGACAATGCGGCCACAGAGGTTCTTAAAAGAGTTGCCTTGCTATACACTAAAGAGCAAGAGGCTTTTTATACGGAGATTAGCGCAAGGTATGAAGCGCTAATAAACTATTTGAATAGCATGGACGAAAACGACCTAAAAGTTGTTAGCGTTCCACTACAAGCAGAGACACTGTATCGACAAGTATTTTTTGAGGGCCAGCATACCGGTAGCCCATTTGGAGAAGATGCCGTAATTGAAGTTGTTGAGGCTAATGTTCTGAGAAAGCCAATGCCTGCAGAGCAGGTTAGAAAAAATATGGAAAAGGCTACCGAAGGAGTAGCGCCGACCAAATACATGGCGGATAAAATTGATGAAGTCAATTCATACTATGAAAATCTTACAAATGAGGAGCGGGAGCGAATAACCGGCCTTATGGAAAAAGAAATAGTAGTTGCTAAAGAACAGATTACGGCTAATGAGAATTTTGACAAAGATTTCCCTTTAGCAAGTGAAGCAGAAGCGCAAAGAGAGAGGGCAAAGCAACAAGCAGAAGATGCAATCAGAGATGCTTATGCGCAAAGAATGGAGAAATCTTTGAAAAGAATCAACGACCAAAAAATCCTTGTAAAGCAGTATCTGAATGCTTTAAAAATAGGCAAAATTGTAAAAGTGCCTATGATGATTTCAGAAAGAGATTCTTCTCCGCTTTCTTCTGTGGGCGTGGTTATGAATATTGAGTTTGGTAAAAAAACCAAGAATCCATTTGCTCCATCAAACATCACGTTTGTAATTGCAATTAGGGATGGTAGAAGCCAAATTAAAATTCCATTGTCTAAATCATTGATTCTTCAACAGATAGTTGTAAGAAGCAATAATGTTGAACAAGAAAATCTGGATTCGTTTTTTGATAAATGGGATAAGGAGACGAAAAAACTAAAGGACAGGGAGATTAGGTTTATCATGTCGGGGAATATCCTGATGGGATATGGCCAAATGAAAGGCAATCTGGTTTCTTATACAACTAAGGATGGCAAAAGTCGAAAAGGGATACTGTATCGACCAGGCCAATTAAAACTTGAAGAACTTGCGGGTCAAACGCCAATAACAAATGCGTATGACCAAGTGATGAATACAAGGCGGGATGTAACATCAACTAACGGAGAAGTTACAATTGAATATAACACAAGGGATAGCATTTTAATACTGGTTCCAAAATCAACAAAATTAGGAGGCAAATATTTTAATGATGAAGAACTGCTTTCACTAAGCGATTCTGGCGAATTTAGGTCTTACGGTAGAAATATGCAGGCCAGATTTAATGGAGAAAACGCTAAGCAGGCGCTTAAAGTATTGGCCGGAAGTAAATTTATGTTAACCATTCCTGGGGACAAAATGCCTCCAGAAGTTGTTGCTGAAATTAACGAGCGAATGCGCCAGCAAGGACAAGAAGTTGCGTCCTCTGCATCCTCTATTCAGGCAACTGCGGATGCGGCTAAAAAAGAATACAACCCAGTCATTGTTGGTCTTGACGAGTACACAAGAACCGATAACGGCAAGAAGATGGTTATGGCCAGATACCGCAGTTTGTCTGATGCCGACTTTACAACCTTGCGCAGGATTGCAAGTGCAAACAATGGGTTTTATTCAAGCACTGCCAGAGGATTTTTGTTTGAGAAGGGTTCGGATGCGGCAAAGTTTCAGCAAAGTGCTGAGCAGGCAATGTATGAGCAAAGTGCTGAGACTACGCAAATTCCGCAAAGCCTGTTCGACCGCTTAATTACAAAGATTGAACAACTCATTGAGCGTGAAAAGAACCTGCCTCCAGGCAGCGTAGCGTACAGCAGTATCGTACCTATTCCGCCGCAGGTGGCAAGGGCTATTTCGATCGGTGCGCTCAGAGCGGCAAAGGCTGTTATCATGGCGGCTAAGGCGGCAAACAACTTTACCAAGAAGACAATGCAGGATGCGCTTGCTGCTGCAGAGCAGTATGTGCGCAACTATATGTCCGACCCGACCAAGTTCAAGCCGTCTCAGGTAGAAGACATGGTTAAGCGGGTATCTAAACTCATTCAGCCTGTCAACCCAGTTGATGTAGCCGTTGAGGTAGTAACAGAAAACTCAGAACTGGTTGCCGAAATTACCAAGGCCACAGACAAGGCATTTGAGAAAATGTCGGCGCTGATTGCTAAAGAAGGCATGAAGCAGGCCCGCAAGCAGGCCATCAATCTGATGAAGACAATCCTGGGTGGCGCTAAAGTCCCGCTGAACCCTAACTTGATTGAGAAGATTTTGGCCAGGTTCCCGAACTCAAACACGGACAAAGCCATGCTTAACTTCATCGAGTATGCGGTTGGTATGATTCAGTCTGCAGAAAAAATCAAAGCACTGCAGAGTCTGGTTGACAAGGCCAAAACTGAACTTGACAAGTCTTACGCTGGAGCGGAGATGAAAGCAAGGTTAAAGCCATTGCTGAGAACAATCGAGGCTCACAAGGTCGATCCGGACAAGATGGACATATTGTCCAGTATGCTGTATGCTTTCATTCAGCAGATGGCCGGTAAAAACTACAAGGCCGTAAGCATTCAAAGGCTTGTGGAAATGCTTGTTGACCAGGGGGCATACATTGACCAGCAGACAAAGATTCGTCGCAGAGCGATGATGCAGGCCAGAGTTGACCGCATGATTGACTCCGGAGCGCTACCGGCAGGCACAAGCGTAGATGATTACGAGCAAATGCTTATAGAGCAGGCAGAACAGGAGGCGCAGAACCAGGCAGCAGCACCAGCAGCACCAGCACAGCAAAGCGAAACCGCAGACTTGTTGATTCCGGAAATCACTGGACTAATGTCCCAGGCCAGAGACAAGGCCGCAATTTCTGGTACTCCATTCGTTAAACGGATGATGCGTTGGACAGGAAAGATAAACCTGAACACGCTTACCGATAATGAACTGAAGAGATTGCACAACATCCTGAACGATTACATTGAACTGGATGACCTGAGCGACCTTGGAGTTTACGCAGCCAGAGGAGAGGCCCAGGAAAGGCTTAGCAGGCTAAACACGCTTGTTAACAAATTTAGGCAGTACAAAGGAGACGTTACCAAGTTTTCCCTTAACAACCTGCTTGAAAACGTATCAAGTAGTGAGGAGGCCAAGGATACACTCCGGGCGGAACTTTATCAGCGGGAGGAAGTGTTGTTTGGAGACGTAAAGAAAAGAACTGACGATAATCTGCAGGCGCTTGAAACTCATATCATTGAAAACGATATGGATGAAAGAGCGGTAAGAGCAACGGAGGTATTTAATATCCTTGCTCAGGCCGGTAGCCAAAATTCAACATGGCAGGCTTGGAGGGAAGCGATGATGATTAACTGGAATAAGTATCTTAACAAGAAAATGGAGGAGCAGCGGTTGATGTCATCCGGCTACACTAATATTTTTGAAAAGGATATTCTTGCAGAGGAAATTAGAATTGCCGAGCAGACGCTAAACATTCTTGAGAATGACTTTGACCCGGATCAGCATCAAACCCTTGCCACCACAATAGACCGGTCGCAGGCCGAATTGGCGCAGATGGTTCGCAATTTCTACGCTGAAATCTCTGAGGAGTTCCGCCAGAACACAGCAGCGTTCTTCTCTAAGTTGTTTGACCCAACCGAAAACCCAATGTACGTTTCACTAAACGTAATTGACAGACTGGGCAAAGGGGGCATAGACGAATCATCAAACCCTACGCTCACAGACACTGTATTTGAGGAGGCCAGAATTGACAGACGAGAGTCAAGGACTGCCATTGAGCGAACTACCTTTACCAATAATGCGGTAGTTTATGGCACTGACCTGCTTGCAAACTTCCGGAAGCGCTATTACCAGACGCTTTATCAGGCGAAGATGACAGAAGAACTGTTTGTTATGGACCGAATGATTAAGTCTGAGCAGTTCAGAAATCTGTTTGACCCGCAGTACTCAGACCGTACTACTAAAGTCATCCTGGCCTTTATGGAGGGCGTAGTGGATGGCCAAAGATATTTCGGGTACATTGGCGTAAGCGACCAGCCGATGATTAAGAAACTGGTTAATGGTAACATTGGCGCAGTTCTGGTTGACCTTGGACAGTATGCAAAACAGTCTATTGGTGCGCTGCAGATTAAGGCAAGGGTAAGTTTTAAACTTACTGGATGGGCGTTAAAAACAGCCATATTGCCAACGGAGGCGCAAAAGAGATGGCTTGACAGCACAACAACTCTTCGTGAAAGAACATATCAATCAGAGAGTCTTGTTTCAAAGCAGTATGCGGAATTGAACAAGTTTGCTGGTAAGACCTGGGCTAAAAAATTGTTGGTAAAAATCGGGGATGCGATTAAAAACACCCGAAATTTTATGGCCAAATACACAATTGAAAAGGCCGACCGGTTTGTATCTGCAGCAGCCCTGTTTGCGGGATATGCAAACAGTTTGAATAAGCAGGGTTTAATTCAAGACCCATCCGAAATTAACTGGGACGAGGAAATAAAAAATCCTAACTACAATGCGCTTGCCGCTGCAGAAAACCTTTCTGATGAGATCAACGTACCGTCAAATCAAACCACCAAGGCAGAGGTTCTAAGGTCGGAGAAAAAGTCCATAAATGATTTCACCCGAAAAGAAATCAACTGGATGCTTGCTCAATTTGACCTTAACGCATACAATAACTTTCGCAACAACTGGAGGACTATTATGGATATGTCCGGCACAGTTGACGCAAAAGAAAGGTGGAGTGCCGGAGCAAAGGTTTTTGGCATCCTTGCAAATACTCAGACGTATGCTGCTGTAAAAATTGGCATGGACATACTTTACCAGCAGGTGGCAATTGCAATTGCCTTGTGGGCGCTGGGTATTGACTTTGAAGACGAGGATGAGGAGGAAAGAAAGAGAAGGCAAAATAGAAGTCTGGCAACGTCTGCTTTACTTGGTGTATTCAACCTGTTTGTAGGCAAGTATGGAAACATTGCCAAAATAATTCCTAAAGTGGCGTTTGCGCTTGGGTTTGCAGCGTTTTACAAAGACAAGGAGCAGACAGAGGAAAACAAAGGGACGCTCAAAGACCCTAACACAGACCTGTTCTACGATCCTACCGGAGTGCCAGTTGTTGACCTTGCTGTAAGGCAAATGGAGCAAATAGGAAAAAACATTAAAAAAGAAGACGATGGATATGAACTGGCCAGAACTGCCGGGATGCTTGCTTCCTTTGTTACGGGATTTGCTACGATTGAAAGGATTACAGCCAAGACCACTAAGGAAATGTCGGAAAGCCCTAAGAGAAAGGATGCAAAACTTGCTGAGAAGACAGACCTGCTTGGGGAGAAAAAGTTTGATGAGCGCAAAACCAAGTTGTTTAAGTATCTAAAAGAAGGCCATGAGGATTACGCCCAAACCATTTTTGAAAAAATGGTAGGCCCGGTTGTATCCGAAAATTATAATGAAAATTATAACAAGACATTCCAGGCTATCATGGATCATCTGCAGACAGACCGTGTTAGAAGTCAAATGAAAGGTTCGGATTATTTTGGCGCTCTTGCTTACGGACTTGGATTTGCTGGCAAGGAAATAAATGTTACTTTGCCCGAAGGGATAACCGGAAACATTGACGTTCTTATGGGTCGTGGCTACCTTAATGAGGGAGACATCCGCCGGATTGTCCAAAGGTATGAGAACCAATATCAGGAGGACATGAAAATGATCGAAACCTTAAAAGAGGTCAATCCAATTCTGGGCAATGCGCTTGAAAAATTCTTTAAGCCAGAGGGTCCAGGAGAAGGTTCTCTTCCGCAAAGTTATTCTATCATGAGGCGCATGAAAAAGAAGGGATCGTTAGCATACGATATACCGGAATAAAGTTTATAATTTTACCGTATGAACGTCCAGTCAATTATCCACAGGCCAGAGGTAGTAGTTCCGGATGCTAACATCGATTCGGTTACGCCTCAGCAACTTACAGACGCCATAAATGTAAGATTGACAAAGCACACGGCGTCTGCCGGCAGGAATGTCGGCGTCAGGAGTATTACAGGAAATGAGTTGGTAAAAAATCCATTGCTGCCCCCTGGCAAAAATTTTACAGTTGGTTCATGCGTTGACAATGTTGAGGGTAGAATTTTCTTTGCAAACTGTAATGAAGACGGAGACCACGCCATATATGTAATGAACACCAACACAGCGACTGGAGTTGAGGAATTTCAATCAGTGCTTACTTGGGGTGGTTTATTATTTCAAAAGGATGATTATGTTAGCATGGCCTATAACCGTGGAACAATAATCTGGTCCTGTCCACATACAGAGCCGAGGTATTTAGATGTTCAAAAAGGCATCAATACAGAAATATACAAAAAAACCAATCAGATAGTTGGACCCATACTACCCCTATCTCCTTCCGGTCAATACACCAGTTACAATTTTGACCAGTTGAAACAACCCCCAATGGGTTTTGGACAAGTTGCATACAGTAGCAATACCGATCCTACAACTGGCATAAATGCTGCCGTCGTTCTTAGTGAAATATCTTCAAATGGAACAAAAAGGCCGCTTTCTTTTGTAACAAAATACGGTTATCAATTTGCATATAATTTTGTTTATTACGATTTTACAGAAAGTCGATTAAGCGAACCAAGCAAAGCATTTTTTGGGTTGCTTCCATCTGGAGCGCCTTTGTCATTAAATAATGTCCAACATATAATCTATTTAGATTGGCAAGACCGAACATTTGTTTTATTTCAAAATGTAGTATCTAAGATTAAATGGTATGTTAGACAGGGGAATACGGGTGAATGGAAATGGTTTGCAGAAACGACACCAAACGGGAGTAATTTTGATGTAAAAGTTCTTTATGCTAACCAAACTTTAGGAACCTATGGGGTCGCTGTTCCAAGAATTGATTTATTATATTCAATAGGCGCAATATCACCTTCTGCAGCATTGGCGGTTGATGGTATTGCAAAAAGAGTTGTTGATAACATTTTTGCAGATAACAGAATTATTCATGCCGGTCTTCAAATTGGAGAAGACCTCATTATGCCATCTGCTACGCTTAGCGTAAGAAAAATAACTGACCAGAATGAGATTACTAACAGGTCCTACTACAGAACATTTTTGCCGATAAAAAGGAAAAAGTTTTTTTCTTTAGTTTTTTATGATTCAAAAAATAGAATAATAGGAACGAAGAGAGTGGGAAGCGTAAACGCTCCTTTTAACCCAGGTGTTTTTATTGGGTTGTATGGACTTGATATGGCAGGCTCCTCTTTGTCAGAAAAATGGAAGGCGCTTGGGACAAATACAATTGTCAATGATTTAGACGATGGTAAATTTGCAATTGACGTAACAATACCAACATTAACTACTGAAATAACCGAATCGTTTCAGAAGTCAGATGTGCAAAAGATTGGACTTTCTGTAAGAGACGAGTTTGACATACCTAATTTTTTAAGAGGGCAGTTAAGGGCATATTGGGTTTTTGAAGACCAGAATGGTAAATTGATCTATGGATACCCCAGCATTAACGGTAAAAACTGCGACGATTGGTCTGGGTCTCTTAAATTTTATGGCATAGGGTTTCAAATACCCGAAGGCTTGCCTATCAATTTTTCAAATGAGCAAAATTTATATATTAGCGTAAGGGGAATTACAGACACCGCCGATCCAAATTATGTTAGAAGCAAAGAACAAAATTATTTTTTTGAACAAGATTTTAAAGTTACCGGGATTGATAAAACGGTTTTGCTGTGCAAGTCCTCATGGACTCAAAATGGATATGATATAAACAATCTTAGGTTGCCCACTGTAGATGCCAGATTTGTAGCGGGTACATATAATACTAACGAAGATGATAATTTTCTTACAAACCTGTATGAAATGGTTGTTGGCAGCGATGATAAAACTGTATTTACTGGATGGAAATTTGATTTTATTACATACAAGCGTTTTGCTCAAACAATTGTGGACGCAGTAATTTACTCAAAAAACGAAATAAGCGACAATCAATATAATGTTATACCAGATATTTTTTGGACTGCAGAAAACTTGTATGACCAAAATACTAATAGAACAGTATCGTATTACGGGGACTCATACAAAATAAATAATTTTCAACAGGTCCAAAGTCCGACGGTAATTGATTTGTATTTTTATTTTGAAAGTCAAAGCAGTGTTATAAAAACAGGCGTTCAAAAAGTTCCAAATTTTGCTTATGGTGATAAAACAAGTGGCGGAGGAGACCTTTCTCCAGTTGATGGATTTTTCATAGTGGCCTCGGCAACAATGGCCGGTAACACAGATGTTGACTATACTCAAGACATAGGAAATGTTGCGGCTGAAAATCAATTTCCGAAAAAAGAAAACTTGCTAAGAATTTATGCGCACGGAGAGCAATTCATTGAAGGAACTAAGTTAAACAATTGGTTTCTGTTTAATCCAACAAATCGTAGAACGGTTTCTGGAAACGTAGGCAACATTGTTAGGGTTATGAATCAATCCCTTACCACAAACCAGGGCGAAAACATTTACCTCTATTGCACACAGGGAGTTGAAATGGTTTATCTGGGCAAGGTTCAGCAAGTAGGAACTGATGGTACTGGCGTTCTTTCCCTATCAACAAATATATTCGGAACAACCAATGTTATGCGTCTTCCTTATGGACCTAAAAACCCAAAACAAGTTACGCAAACAACAGCCGGAATGACCTATTATTTTGATTCGGCAAACAAAGTATTGGTTCAAGTATCTGCGAGTGGGCAGGATTCTATATCGGAACAACGCAAATTTCAAACCGACACAAGGAAAATATACGATACTTCCGTCATTGGTTTTGACCCATTTAATATGGAGGTCGTACTAATTGACGATAGTAGTGGTCTTGCTTATAATATTGTTGAGGAAAAGTATCAAGGCAGAAGAAGATTTATTAAAAATGATTTGCTAACCTTTGTTGCAAGCGAAGTTCAGCCAAGAACGATGTACGGTTTTTATAATGGTGAAGCATACAGATTTTTAAACGACCCGCCGCCGTCTGGTATTGTTACCGTAAATGGCTTCCCGATACAGCAATTCATTAAATTTGTGGCTAATCATGAAATAAACAAACACAAAGTTTTTTCATTCATAAAGTTAATGGCAGAGTACAACAATGGAGTTGATACTATTGACTGGTCTGCAATTATTGAAGGATATAATCAGGGGCAACTTGGAGTAAGCCCGTCAGATACAACAAGCATAATGGCGGCAGACTTTACTAAACGTAATTATTACTATCAAGCCACAATTAAAACCAGCGATCAAATTGACCCTTTTGACGGGCCTCTTATCACTGGGCCGTTTATAGAAATTACCCTGCTTGGGGATGAAAAATATAAAAACCTTATATTTGCTGAAATTGGATTTACATTACCACCTGCACAATAAAATACTATGAACGAGCAAGAGTTCCAGGCAATGCTTGCCAAGATGTCGGATTCGGAAAAGCAAGCGTTTTATAATCAGATTGGCGCAATGCAAGGCGGAGGATATGGCATGGGGGGTTACAACCCGTTTCGTTCCGGAGCCTATGCAAGTATGTACGGATATGGCGGAATGCCACCGCAGGCATCCGGATTTCGCTACAGAAACGAAATGAACCAGTACGGTCAGCAACTTGCCGACCTGGGGGCGCTTCCGCAAAGCGTAGAAAACGCTGAGAAGATGGCCGAAATTCAGGGCAAAATGCAAGACCTAAGTGCTGCAAGAAGTTCCTACACTGGTAATGCAATGGCTGGCGCTATCCCCGGAGTGATAAATGCTGGTATAGGCATATACGATAAACTGCAAGCCCTAAAAAAATTAAAGAAGTTGAATCCAGAAGACTTTATTCCCAAAGAACTAAAGTCAAGTATTGGAGAAGTAAGGGGCGAACAGGCTGGTGCAAATTTGGCTGCTGCTTCAGCCAGAACTGCAGATGATGCTTTCCGTAGAGAGCAGTTGCAGCAGGCTTCTAATCAAGCAACGCAAACCGCAATGCTTGCGGCTCAAACTCCGGATCAAGTTCAGAATGCCGCCATTAGGGCGCAACAAGTAAAAAATCAAGGCATCAGACAACTGGGGGCCGAAGGTCTTGCTACCCAAGGTCAGCGTAAGCAGTTTGCTCAGCAACTTGGTGGCCAAGCCAGAAATCTCGAAATGCAGATGGGCTTTTTGCGGGAAAAAGAAAGAAAGAACATTCAAAGCCAAATTGACGCAACAAAGCAAGCCCTGTACAAAGATATTGGAAGCGGCCTAAGCAGTATTGGCCAGGGGTTCGTTACTGGCGGCGTATAAAAATAAAATCATGGAAGAGGAAAGACTGATTGAAGAATTAAAAGCGAGTTCAGGAGATAAACTGAAACAAAAGTTGATTAAAAACGCCGAAAGGATGTATTACAACTACAGCCTCGGCACTCGCTACAACAGTCAGTGGAACGTAACCAGGTTTAAAGAACTGGCTATGTATGCTCTCGGCATCCAGGACCAAACCAGATACCGGTCAAAGTACGACATTAACGTACAGAACCCGGAGCCGTTTACCGAAGATGTGGGACGAAACCTAAAAATCCTTAACCAGGTTATCGTTACCCTGCTTGGCAACATGAGCCAGCAGGTTTTTACGCCTACGGTGTATCGGGTTGACGCAAGGGCCAATGACCTCCGGGCCGATTTTAAATCAAAACTTGAACTGGCAATGGACCTGAAAAAGACCAATATTGCCATTCAAAACCTATTTGATGAACTCGGAATGTCAATTGACGAACTTCCGATTGACCCGTTTGATCTGGAGCGCACCATTCAAAACAAGCAGTTTGCCGACGAAGCAAATATGCAGATGGCTCTAAAAAACTTTTTTAACAATCAGAATATGCCTGCAGTGCTTGAAGCGCTCAGGCAATATCTTATTGTGTACGGAGTAGGCGGGATCAGAATAGACTCAATGTCCAGAAGAGTCAAACTACGGGCATGGAATCCGCTTTACTGTCAATCAAACTACACAAGGCACAATGACCTGTCTGATTCGCAATGGTTTTCAGAAATCATTCTTGTACCGCTGGACGAACTGGAATATGAAGGCGAAGGATGGATTGAAAACTGGGACCAGGTTGCGGCGATGGCTACAACGGCGGAAAACTTTTTTCAAAGGTTTACGGCGCTAACTACTGGCCGTGGGTCAATCAATACATTCTTCATGGCTGGATATATGCCGCTGCTTAAAGCAGATAAGGTTATCCCGGTCCTGGACTATGAATATCAGCGCACGGAAAGGCTGACTATCTCCAGAAGAACCTGTAGCGATGGTCGTGAAAGAACCTTTGTCGGGATGAATAAGTCTGGCAAAGACATTATTAACGAGAAAGCGCTACAGTATAGGTATGCGGGCAAACTTATTATTGGTACGAAAGAAATGTACCAATGGGGTAAAGTTACGCCGTCGGCCCGGGAATACGGACAAGAAAGAGACAGCGATTTGGTAGATTATTTTACCTGCCATAGCGGATTTGTAGGCTATAGGCCCGCTGCCTTAGACGGTCAAAACAGCAGCCCCGTAGAAAAGGCTGTAGAGTATATCGACATGATCCAGCAATGCTGGGTTAAGGCCAGAAGGATTGCCAAGAACATTCTGCCTCCTATTATTAAGGTGGACATGAAGGGTTTCCAGAACGTAATGATGAAGCCAGGCGGCGGGAAGGTTACCGGATTTGAACTTGCCAAAGAATTGTTTACAGATGGTATTGCCATTTACAATTCCGAGAGTTACACCCGGAACATGAACCAGAACCGTGATATGCCAATTGGTATTGAGAATGCGGATGATGTCGGTAAACTCCGAGCCTTGCTTGATCTTATGGCGGCAAACGTATCTTCTTTAAGAGAATTTATGTCCGTGCCTCCACAGATGACCGGTACGCTACCAGGGACAAGAACCGGAAAGGGAGTCAGCGAGTTGATGATTAACAACGCAACCGTGTCTCTTAAACCATACTACGACGCAGTACAAAACATCTATATCCGGTCTTGCAAATACCTTATTCTTATGTTTAAGTACATGGGGACAAAGGGTAATTTTCAGGGGATACCATACGAAATTAACAGCGATGATGTATGGCAGAACGTGTACAACCTGTACGTTGAAAATGTTCCAACGGAGCAGCGTTGGGAGCGCCTGTATCAGTTTATGGACCGGGCAATTGAAAATGGAACGCTTGATATGTCTGATGTGTTTGAAATTGAAAACATTAATGACGTTAAGTACGCTCAGCAGATTTTTGCGTTAAAAGAGAAAAAGGCTCGTATGGCCCAGGAAGCAGCGGCTCAGCAGCAGATGGAGCAGAACAACCAGACCCAGGCTCAGTTTGTCCAAATGCAGACCGATTCTAAAATAGCAGTCGAGCAAGCAAAAGCACAAGGTAAGGGCCAGGCGGATATGGCCGTACAACAGGCCAAAAATGAAGGGGCTATGGGTCTCGAGGATTTGAAGGCTGAGAATGAGTCTGAAATTGAAGGCCAAAAACATCAGCAGGAAATCCAGAAAATGCAACTTGACGAGTCTCATATCGAAGCAATAGCAACAAAAGTTGCACAATTGCTGAAAGAGGACAAGAAAAAAGAATCGTAATATTTGAAAACTAACATTTCTAATTTTTAATTTGCAAAATATGGCTGAAATCCAAGACCCAATCGAAGAATACCGTCGGTTGAAGCAAGAAGAAGAAGCCGCTCAAGGCGGTGAAGGTGGGCAAAGTCCGGTAATTCCCGGCATGAATAGCGAACTTGACGATCAGGCCGCTGCGCAAATGGCTGCAGAACAGCAAATGGCACAGCAGCAAGGCGGACAGGAAATGTCTCCGGAAGAAATGGCTGCAATGCAGCAGCAGGCCGCAGCGCAACAGGCGCCACCAGACCCTAATTCAATTCCAAACATTGAGGAATTGACTGGCGGTAAAGTTAAAAGCGTTGAAGACCTAATGGCTCTTCTTGGTCAGCAAGACCCCCGGGAAAAGCAGATTGTTGAGTTATACAAACAATATGGCCCGGAGGCATATCGCATTATGGGACTTGCGGATACAAACGTCGATGAAATGGGTATCGACCACGTTTTGATGGATGTATTTGCAAAGAACAACCCCAACATGAGTCCCGAAGCAATTCAGGACGGTTGGCTTGTAGAATTGAAGAAGGAGTTGGGAGACCCCAACCTTTTAATAGACTTTGACTTGGAGGGCTACGGTTTGTCCCCGTATTACAAAGAGAAGTTCGACGGTCTTGCCCAGAGCAAGAAAAATGAACTTTCTGAGTTCTACAAAGGACTGGTTCCCGCCTTGGCAGAATACGCCGGTACATCTGGCAGTCAAAAAATGCGAGGTTTGAGCGAAGAGGACAGAAAGAACTTCCAGGATGAAGTTAACTCGTTCACGCAGTATCAAATCAATTTCGCAGGCGATGACAGCCTGGAAGTCCCCATTGATGAATTGGAGGGTTTTCGGGAAAGGGCGCAACAGATTATATCTGACCCACAAGCGTATCTGGAATCTAAGTTCATGAAAGTCGGTCCTGATGGAAAGCCGACGTCATTGGACATCCAGAAAATACTGCAGTTGGAGGCCCTGGAAGCGTCATTGCCCAAACTGCTGGATAAGTACGGGCAAAGAATCGGAGAGCGCCGCTACGCCGACGGGATGGCGGAAGGTTCCGGAAAATCTGTGGATGAACTCCGCAAAAATTTAGGATTGATTAAGAGCGAAACTCCGGCCCAGAGCGAAGAGGAGATGCGCAAAGACGCAGTCCGAAACAAAGCGGATGAGTTCTACAAAAAACTTAACCCGATGATCGGGTCTTAATTATTATCAAAACTATTAAAGAAAAAAGAAAATGGCAGCAAATGATCTTTTAATTACCACCGGGCAAGGCCCGTTTGGGTACGCCGCAGGCGAATCCGAAGTGGCCCAACAAATTATTGCAGATTTTGTTACTCGTCGTGATGTAGTCGAGAAAGCGTTTCAAAACTTTGAGGACATGAATTTTTTCATGGAGTCAATGTCAACGTATTTCATGAAAACCGGACGTACCGTAACGACCAACACCACCAAACACACTCACTTTGAGCGTGGTAGCCGCTTTAAAGCAGCGACAATTGGAGCCAGCCCAACCGTTTCCGGTTCAAACGTAACCATTACTCTGAACACAAACTCTGTGTTTAACATTGGTACTGTTGCGGCTCCTAACTATGTGTCTCCCGGTATTGTTCGTCAATATGTGCTTCTTGATGGCGGTCCTGTACAAGGCCAGATTACCGCTGTAAGTAAGCCTGTTGCCACAAACAACAACCACACAATTACCATTGCTTGCGCAAGCGCTGGAGATGCCGCCCTTTTTACTGCCGGTAAAAAAATCTCTTTCCTGGCCGACGCATCTAAGGAAAAAGATACTTTTCCACAGGGAATGAGTCAGACAGACAGCCGTTTTGACGTGCTGTTCCAGTATATGATGACCTCTCAGCCGGAAATTACCATGCTTGCTGGCTCACTGATGAAGCAGTACAGCGTACAGGGTAAATACTTTGAAGACCTGATTGCAAAACTGGACACCTACGTTCGTCATGAAATCCTCAAGTCAATTGACGTTCTGATTGCTGACGGCTCTTCCTACAACGGACGCCAGAAAACCGTTGGTCTTATTCCGCTTGCCCAGGCTTTTGGATACTCTGACCTCACAACCGATTTGTCAACCAATGTTCTCGCCAGAGAATGGCTTCGTGAAGTTGTTCGTTATGCAAGGGGCGCTGGTCAAATGGGTTCTGAACTGACTCACTTTATGGGATTTGAGTTCAAGGTTGGTCTTTCCGGTCTGCTCGATCAGGGTACTGCTACTCAAACCAACCTGCGCTATGACGCATTTGGTGGAGATACTGGCGCCCGGGATCGTGCAATTAAACTTGGTTTTGCGTCAATTGTTGATGCTGAAGCAGGATTTACGCACCACATCAAACCGGTTCGTGAATATGCTCACCCAGAGTTGATGAACACCAAGACCTTTGCATCTTCTATTACTGCGTCTTACTACGAAAGGTCAAACACCATCGTATCTGCCGGACGTGGCTACGCTGATGCTCAGGACCAAAATTCATTCGCAACTCCTGGTTCTGTTCCTGAATTTGCTATCCTCAACCTTGAGCAGCGCAATGGAGATGGAACTCAGGCTCTTCGCAATGAAATTTTTCAGGGTTCTGCCATCCTTGGCTATGAGGCAAGCCGCATGACACTGACTGAAACTACCGCATTCCGTATGCAGGGAGCCAAAAAGTCAATGTTCTTTGTACGCACAGCCTAATAGTGCCAAAAAAAGAAAAGGGGGCAGTAATGCCCCTTTTTTATGTATTTTGCAACCAAATAAAAAAATACTTATGAAAGAAAATGAAAATGTGGGGCTACCGGTTTACAAAGTAAGCGATAGCGAAATTTACAACAATTGCCCACAGTTGTTTAAAAAAGTCCCTCCAATGCAGGAGGAGGAAAAGTTTCGAGTTGGCCAAAGTTGGTGGGTTCCAGTTCGAGTTCGTGATGGCGGCAAAGAAGATGGAACTCCTTTTTACGTCAAATCAATTGGCACTTTTAGCATCAAATTAGGATACACTCTTCTGGACAGAGAATCTGGAAACGCCTATAAAATTTGCGCTTTTATCAATACTCAAGAAGGCAGGCCAGTTGCAATTCGGAAGGTGTTCTTTGGCGACGAAAACGGCATGATTACTCTTTACAAAAATAATGTAGAGGATCAACTTGCCTGGTATGCTCTTATGCTGGCGCCGTTTAACAAGGATAATGTACTTGGCCTTGACAACAACGGTTCTCCGTATCTGGTAGAGTACGTTAATGAGGCCGCAATGATTAACGCCAGGGCGTCTATGATTGAGCAGCGTCGTTCCGCCGAACGTGCGCTTGAGCAGATTACCGATGTTGAGGTGCTGTATGCGTTGAGTCAGCAACTTAATCCGGTCGCTCCATACACAGGGACAAAAGCCCTGCAGCCGCTCATCGTTTATCTGGATGCCTTTGTTCAAAACGATCCCAACAAAGTCGTTGAAGCAATTCAGGACCTTGATGCTCTTAAAATCCGTCAGCAAATCGATGATGCTATTACCATGGGCATCATTGTCAATGACAAGGCAGGACTGGGCTGGTACTTTACCAAAGGCAAAACCGGCAACAAGGGCATTGTTAATTTTGCGGAAGACACTGATGAAAAGTCGCAAAAGCAGACCCTGGTCAACTACCTGCTTGGAAGCAAAGGCGCTGCAGACAAGTTGATTATGCAGAAAGAACTGGAAAAGGCCCTTAAAACGGTCGTATCCGGAGAATAATACTGAGCAAGAGATTGCTCTCTACTCCCACTTTTACCTCTAAATAAAAGGTCCCCTGCATTGCGGGGGATTTTTTTTATATTTACGCCAAGCATTTACTAAAATGGATACCATTCAAAGCCTTTACACGAAGTATATAAATTCTCTTACCAATGACATTGCTGGAGGATGCGTAAGGCCATCGCAGATGACTAATGAGTTGCTTGCTTTTTACCAAGAAGTTATTTTTAGGCTTAGTGCGCAGGTAAACGATCAGATTACTGCCAATCAGTTACTAACCTATACAGCAACGAATTACAGGTAGTAGAAAAAAAATTAAGACAACTTAAAAATTCTATATTTGCGAAAATCTGTAGATTATGGCAGCAGCATCAGGCCCTAATACGGCAAACATAGTAAAGGGAATATATACCGCATCTGGAATCGTATTTGCAAAAGCAACTGAAGCAAATTTGCAGGTTGCCAAGTTAATAAACGCATCTGCAGACGCACTTACCGATATATTCACGCCCGTTACTCTGGCCACAGGTAAAATATTGTCGGCAGCGACAAACTCACCTACAGTTCAAGGAGTCAATACGGATTTTGAGAATGACTTTTTGCAGGGCGATTATATGTTTTATTATACCGCCGGAGCGCAGCCAGTTTTATTGGGTAAGATTGCAAATGTTGACGGGCCAACTCAAATAACTTTGACGGCCAACAGTCCCGTCGGAATAAGCGCAACTCCCACTGGAGGTCAATTGTATTCAACATATTGCGGCAAGACAAAAACCCTTATTGGGACAACCGAGCAAATAATTATGAGAATCCCGGTTGTAACAAAGGCTCCTGGGCAGATATGGCTTCCAAATTGGAATGCGTACAGAATTACAGCAAACGAGTTAACGAGTTTTAATAAAGCGTCTTCGGTTAGTATGGCTACTTACAGCCAAATAAACGACCCGAGCCAGTCTGCGGTAAGCCCAGTGTCGGTTCAATTTACCATTAAGGCAATATGGGAATATCCAAAAATTACAACTGGCGGAAATCAATATGTGTTTGCAAATCAAAGTTTGTTTCCAAATTACGCTTACGCACTTTTGGACCCATACGGAGATTCTTTAACACAAAGTTTGCCAGCGAACACGCTGTATAAAATGTTTGCCAATGAATCTTTTGCCGAAAACGGAATTTTGGCTACAGTAAATTACCCAGTTTTATTTCTCACAACATCAGGATACTAAAAAGTCATGCCTAAATTTACAAGTCCCTCAATTGCGTATTATAGGATAAACGCCAATAATACTGGTATTGCTCAAAGCAATCTTGGAACTGGCACACCAACAGAGCCAATAGAGCCGCCTTTGCAAAGCGGCAAGTTTAGCGCCTATGATCCGGCTTTAAAAAAGGTAACCGGAGTATCCAGCCAGTTTCAAACTCTATGGAAGCCAAATATGTATGTTTATTACAATGATGCGGCAACTGGAGATTTCAAATTGGTAGGGCAAATTGCCAGTTTTGTTGATAACCTAAACTTGATTCTGACTACCGATCCGATAAATAGCACTTGGATTGCTGGCACATCTAATTTGTACGCCTCCTATTCACTTATAACAACCGGGGAGTCAATTTACATGAGGATTCAAACAGTTGGCCCTCCATTTGCGCCAAACGGGAAAAAATATATCCCAGACTTTGGGTTAGATAAATGGAGAATTGGTAACGGGCTTACTGGTCTCAATAAAGACACTCAAAGTTATATTGAGCAGGTTTCAATTATTGGAACTCCATTGTCTAATGCTGCTACGCTAACTAAGATTTCGTTTACTTTTGAAACCATAAACCAATTTACGGTTGCTTCCAGTGTAGATGTAACAACAAAATACTGGCTTGACTCGGGTTCTCTTCCCCAGTTTGTCTGGATTAAAGTAACTCCGCAAATTGGGAGCAGCACAAGTTTTAACAGTCAAACATTGTACAGATTTGTAACTCAGGAGTATATGGATGGAATTGAGGTTGGCGCTCAAACACTTGGCTCTGATTTGCAAAATGCTGGATATAATAATATTTCTACTGGAGTAGATGCTGGCAATAATCAGCCGGGTCAAAACTAATAAAAAATTTGTGGCTCAAATAGTATTCAAAACGCCCGGGTTTTTCACTGCGTACACTGGTACGCCGGTGGAATCTCCTATTGTAATATCGTCCAGATTGATTCGGGCGTTTTTTAACACTGTAAGCGCAGATGTTTTAATTAAAACAACCGCCGAAATCTCCGGGAGTTTTGTTACAAATTTTGATGGACCGGTAGTTAAGACCCCATCAAATATCATTTCGTATGTTGAAACAGCGAACCCAAATCAAATCAAGGAATTGAAATTGAAAATTGGGACGCTATCTACGGATGCTGATTATTTGCTTTTAAATGTACCAGACGCAACCGGTTATTACGACCCCGCTAACCCGCTTAATAATCCTGGCGGATACAATGTCCTGCCAGCGCCATATAATCAATACAGGCCATATCGGGAAAATGTAAGACTGTGGACGGTTTACAGAATTTGGGATGTATATAAAGACCAAATACAGTTCCCAGAAACTCAGCCAGATCAAGACGAAGAACCGTACAATTTTGGGTTAACTTTTCCAACAAAGTTAAACGCAGCAGGAGAAGAGGAGATAATAAGAGGCATTTATGAAATTATTCTAATTGCCGCTCCTTATTTTAACGAGAAATTATCCGGCGGGTCATACGATGATGACGATACAGGGTCTTACAATATTGTTAATGGCCTTGAGGGAATAGATTTTAATATTTTAGTTCCCGATGACTATTTGTATTGTGTAAGCCCGGCCACGGGAGCGCTCGAAAAGATTGAGCAGGTTGACAAAGTATTTACCTCTACCAGACTTAATCTTAAAGACCTTCAGGAGTTTAATGCCTCAGAAGGTAATCGGCTATATGGTTATGCAACAGAGATACAAGACATGGCAAACGCCAATGGTCTGGTAAGTAATGTTGACCCATATACCGAGGTTGCGTACTCTGCGCTTACATCTTTAAACGCTGGTTTTGTAAGTACGAGTTTTGCCTACGACCAATATGTTTATTACAAGGACAACACTACAAAAGAATTTGTTCTGACCGGTAAAGTTCTTGAGGTTGTAAGCGAAACGGTTTTGAACGTAAAAGACCTGACCGGTAACATCCCAGGCAACTTTGATTTTATCATGTATTCATGGACGGAGGTTACCGACTTTGTATATTCTGGAGGTACATTTTTGTCTGCATCCGGCACTACAGTCCTGGGAACTGATACTGAGTTTACCAAATACCAAGTAGGGCAATACCTGTACTACAGCGATAAAGACTATGCAGAAACAGCCTTAATTGGAATTATTGACGAAATTGTTAGCGACACAGAAATTACGTTGGCCGCTCCGGTTTTCTTATCTATAACCGTAGGCAGTCAATTGTACGCTTCAAATTCATCTACTGTTTTTCTGGGTACATCTTTTGGCCAGATAACCTCGCTTGGTTCAGAACAGTCTTGTTATGTATTTCAAGGATTCAGCACGGAATTTACAACTCAGTTTAATGTTGGAGACTCCATTTATGTTGTAAGCAATACATACGGGGAAGATCAGTACAAATACAATTTGCTTGGTCAGGCGGATTCAATTCCAACCGACACTGTGATGTTGTTTTACAATCCAAACGACATACCTATTGAACCGGGCGATTGGATATGGGGCAATCCTAATGTCCTAAATTTTAAGGACGTTGATGGCCGCTTCAAGGATTTTGAAAATGGGACATACTACAGCGTAATAGGCAGTGGGACCAACTTTGTAAATAATTTTACAAAGGGGCAGTATATTTTTTATCTGGAAAGCCCGGCCAATGTTTACATCAATATTGGTCAAATATTTGAAATCTACAGTCCAACTGTTGTTTGGATGCTTGATCCAATTGCTGGCAATCCTCAGACTGCAGACATACTGGTTTCATCATGGACGCTAAACACGGAAACTGCAAACTATGCCGACTATAAAGGCAAGCAAAATATCGTGGAAATAGCGACCGAGTTTCCTGGGTGGTACTACGATAAAGTGGGCATCATGATTGATGATAATGTAATCAATTGCATTAACAGAAAGCGATACGAGTTCCTTCAACAAGTAATGTGCGGAAAATGCAACCAGGACTATCTGGACTTCTACGCAATTTATGTTGCCATGCTATCGGCAATAGAAATTACCGAATGGGATACCGCTATTGAGTTCTATGAAAAATTAAAGCAGATATGCTTAGAAGATTCGGATGTTTCCTGCGGATGCTAAATAAAGGATATGCCTACACTTACATTTCTTGACCAATTATCAATATACAATGCCAAAGCGTCTCTGGCAATTACTGAGGCGGTTCAACAGGAAAATGTTGACAAGGCAAATCTTATGTCGGCCCTTAAAAGCACGGCTAATGATTTAAACTTGTCAAGCACAACCAGGCTTACGGCGCTTACGGCGCTTATAAATATTGGTGATTTGCTTGAAAAGGCATTGCCGCCATACTTTCCGCTGACAGTAACCTATGAAAACCTGCAGAAGTATGCTGGCATACATAACGACCTTGACGGACTTGACCAGGGGAATTATTTGCACCTGACAACTCAAGAAAAAACAACTCTGTTTGCCAAGGCGGGCTTATCGGACATAACCTGGGGTAATTTACAGGGCAGTTACACGCAAAACATTGAGTTTGCTGCTCTTTTTGATCAAAAACAACAGCAATTAAATGGGGTTGGTCTTGTACGGGCAAATGGCACAAGCATTACCTATGACAATACCACCTATCTCACTTCCGCAAGTCTTTCTTCAACTGCTGCAGGCGGTGGCCTTACTGGGTTCTACCCGAATCCTGGCTTGAGCAACAACGCCGTCATCACCCAGCAATTAACCAGTTTTGACCCTCTTGGTCCTGCTGGTAGTATTACTTCTGCGGACACGATTGTTTCTGCAATTCAAAAATTAAACGCCAATCTTCTAACTGTATCGTCTGGTGTAGGCACGATAAGTAGCGTATCGTTTTCGATGCCATCAAACGTATTTAACTACACAGCAGGGCCGTACCTTTCTGGGGCCGCTCCTTTGAGCGCAACATTCAAATCACAGGCTCAGAACAGCGTATTTGCCGGTCCAATTGGCGGTGGAACGGGCCAGCCCGATTTCAGAGCCTTAATTGCGGCAGACTTGCCTACTTCCGGCACTCCAACTGGTACATTTGGTAGTAACATCACCATACCAGTTATTACCGTAGATGCCTATGGTCGGGTTACCAACATTTCAAATGTATCATCTTCAAGTGGAGGTCAAGTAAACACTGTTACATTTGATGTCCCTGGAGGTGGTGTATTTACCGCAATCAATGGCGGCACTCCTGCAGATGTTGAAATTGGTCTTGGCCTTGGCAATCAAAATCCAAACACTGTATGGGCAGGCCCCCAAAGTGGTTCAGCGACTGCTCCGGGATTTAGAGCGTTGGTTGCCGCAGACATTCCTACGGGCATACCGCAGGCAAATATTGATAACCTACCCTCTGCGCTAAATTCTAAGTTGAGCGCTGGCCTAAACACTTCCCTGATTTACATGGGAAATGGTAGTGGGGTAGCCGCACAATCCAAGGTGGCTGGAGATTTAACCGCTGTTTACAGCGAACCCTCTGGCATAAACACTGCTACTTTTACGATAGCGAACAAGGCTGTTACTTACGCAAAATTTGCCGATGTTCCAGACAGCCCATCAAATGCGATCAGGCCGATACTGCTTGGAAGATTTTCTTCAGGACAAGGGCCAATGCAGCAAATGACGCTTGATCCACTTGCGTTCAACTATAATTCAACAAGCGGCGAAATAGGATTACTTGTTCCAAATCCGCCATCTCTTGTAGATGCCGGAGACCTGCTTACATCAAGTGGGGCTAACGTACTTGAAAGACTTCCGCTTCCTGTTGACTATGCAACCAAAGGCTACCTACTTACTCCGTATGTAGGAACAACTGCTCCACTTGATATTAAATTGATTTGGGGTGAAGTCGGCGGAGATTTAACCTATTCGATTAACACAACCGGGACACCATTTCCGGAGTTTTTAATTGGAGCCAACAAAGTTACGCTTGGCAAAATCCAAACAATTGCTACCAATACAATCCTGGGCAACAATGCGGTTGGTGCAGCCATACCGGCAGCATTAACTCCCGAAAATGTTGTAGCAATGCTCCCATTGCAAGACTCCATTACTGGTCTTACCAAAGGCGTTGTTCCTGCGTCCAGTTTTACTCCTGCGGCAGGCAAAACAAAGCAAGATTACTTTTTGGCAGCAAACAATACCTGGCAATTAGGAGTTGGCGGCACTACACTACCAGGAGGTAATGATTTGCAAATACAATGGAATGATGGCGGTGCTTTTGGTGGGCTAAATAATATGGCTACCGATAATGGTAGTAATACATTTGTAACAACAGGCACATTTGGAATTGTAGATGATGCAAATAATCCAAACAACGGAGTTTATATATCAGTACCAAACGTAACTGGCGGCGCACTAACATGGGCGATCCCTGCTATAACCGCAAATGACACATTTGTTGGAGAAGATTTTGCTCAGTCGCTTAAAGATAAAACTTTAAGCAGCGGCACAAAAATTGACATAGGCGCTCCTGACCCTGGGACAATATGGTACAGTAGCGACAGTTTAGGAACGCTGACCTCTCTAACTGCGGCAGGTAATGCTAATAAATATTTACGAGTAAATGCTGGCGGCACTGCTTTAGAATGGGCGGGAGCAACCGGCGGAATTGCAATAGGAGACCCTATTACCGGCGCCACTCAAGGTAGCGTTTTGTTTGCTGGAATTGGTGGTATTTTGGAGCAGGAGAACGGAGATTTCTTTTACGACAACACAAATAAGTTTCTTGGCATCGGCACTGCCGTACCTGAGTCTGGCCTTCATGTAGTTACATCTGGCAGCGCAAACATCAAGGGCATAATGAATATGCACTTTGATAGCAATGCAGATAACCAAGCCAAATTTATTGGGGCAAGAGGCAGAGGAAATAAAAACACTCCTTCAGCCCTTTTAGCAAACGATAGAATTACATCTCTTAGCGCAAGGGGCTATAAAACCTCTGCCTGGAGCGACACGGTTGGCGGATTCTATATCTACGCTTCTGAAGCGTGGACAAATACAGCAACGGGTACATACCTAACATTTAGGGGCGCTGTTGCTGGAGGGACCACCGTTAGCGAATGGGGTAGATTTACCGCAACATCAACTGTCTCACAGTTAGCCCTTGGACAGGCAAGTTCAAAGACCGGAAAATTATTGCTTTACAGCAGTGGCGGTAATTTTACTACTGCCATCCAAGCCAGCGCAGGGGCAACTTCAAGCGAAACTTATATTTTGCCGCTTACCGATGGTTCATCTGGGGAGGTGTTGTCAACTAATGGAAGTGGACAACTGGCCTGGGCGGCTGCGGGAAGCGTAGTTGACGGAACCTATGGACAAGTAACTGTTTCGGGAGGCGGTACAGTTTGGACTCCTGTCAATATAGATGCTGATGTTACAAACAACTTTGCCGCTGTTACGGGGCCAGTTATTTTGGCTAACGCAACAGGGGTAACGCAGCAGCCGTCTTGGTCTACGCCAACAGATGTTACAGCAATTTTGGATGTTTTTGAAGGGACCTCGGCAGTTGCCACAGCAAAGGGCCTTGTCCCAGCCCCAGTTCTTGTTACAGATGTTGGCAAGTTCCTTCGTGCTGATGGTACTTGGCAAACCGTTGCCGGATCGGGAGATATGGTGCTTGCGTCTAATCAATTAAACATAGGTGTTAAAACATTTGCGGTAGGCTCCTTGGCCATAAGAAATGCTGGCGCTACAGCAAGTACGACTATGGCTACTGCAGCCTCGGCAGCAAGAACAGCAACGCTACCAGACGCTACCGGAACGCTTGCAATGCTCTCTCTGGCTCAAACTTGGACGGCAGCACAAACATTTAATAGTAGTACGCTTCTGCTTAGAAATGCTGGAAATACTCAGACAACAACAATTGCGGGAGGGGCTACTGCCGGGAGTTATATATTAACCATCCCGACGCTTACAGCAAACACATCTTTTGCGGTGCTAAATTTGGCGCAAACTTTTACGACTCGACAAACTGTTTCTTGGGCAAACACAACTACCAATACTACCCAGGCTCAAATAACAAACACAGACACTGGGACGCAAGTACAACTTGGTGTGGGGATTACGTTAAGTGGCACGTCATCGACTCCTGCAAATAGGATTGGTGTTTGGGCTGACTGGAACACATCAATGATCGGGTCAGGTACGCTTGGGAATAACTGGAATTTTGTAGTTGCAAGAAACACTGCAAGTAATAATTCTTTTTTAACATCGAATACAGGAAATATTTATCACACAACATTTTCGGTCGGGCTGCCTGGAGGGATTTATTTTGGCAACCATTCTATAACAGATAATGTTGCTCGATCTTCAGCCAATAATCATTATAAGTATTTTGTAGATATTTCCCCAAGTGCGGGGCTTACTATTTCATCTGCGGCAACAGACCTTGTAGTAACGGGGTACATAAGATATTCTGCCAACACGTCAAGTTTGGCTACTCAGGCTTTTTCTATTGCCGGAATTACTACAACAAACCCCTATATTGGAGAATTAGTTGAGTGCTTGGTTCCAAATAGTGGTGCTGGAAGCACAATGACTGCTGCAAGAATAGGAACTGCACAATTGGTAAATTCTCAAGGTAGCAACGTTGGCCAAACGTATAACAGTTTAATAGGTCATTTTAATGAGTATAATCTAAACTCAGGGGGTAACAATACCGGATTCACGAATTATGACCAAATGGTTTTGTGGAACTTCTACCCTGGCAACTCCCTCGCTACTGGGGTAGCAACAATGCTAAGAATAAGAAGAAGCGTTGGTGGCGGGTCAATGCTATCCAAAGCGGCGATTTATATTGACAATCAAACAACAACAGCGTCAATAACAAATCCAAGGACAGGGGCTACGGTTACAACTGGTCAGACCTATGCTAATCCTCCTTGGAGTGTGTTTGCAGAATCTGATAAGGCTGGGTTTAATGGCGGTATTTTGATTGACTCTGCTGCGACACTGGCCAGTACATTAACGGCAACGGCGGCTCTTGAGGTGGTATCAACTACAAAGGGAGTTAGGTTCCCGAATATGACTACAGCCCAGAGAACGGCCATTGCAAACACTGCCGGGCTTGTAGTTTTTGATACTACACTTGCTAAATTGTTCTACAACACAGGAGCGGCTTGGTTACAAATAAGTTAAAAATAATAAGACATGAATCCAGTACCAATTTCAAACGACCCCTTATATCCAACCGTTGAAAGAATGGTTTGGATGGGCGGCATTTCAATCGGCGCTAACGCAACATACGGCTACCAGATCGTACTGACCTGCGATATTCACTACTACCAGGACGGCACAGAAATAACCCTCATCCCGGTAAAATCTGTTCCGTTGATTGCCGACAATAACACCTGCGTCGATAGCAAGGGCGTGGTTGTCCCGTGTGATTCGCCGGACCGTGCAATGACCCAGTACGAATACTACATGAGTATGCTTGGTACGCCAATTATTATTGACGATGTGGTTGAAGAATTGATTCTTTGGGCAGATACTCAAGGAAAATTTAATTAAAAAAAATATATTTGAGCCACAATGGAGCAGCCAACTGGACAACTTACGGTCTTACTGAAAAAGTCCGCAAATGCCTGGGATAAATTTTGGCATGGAGAATACACGGATGCCGTCATAATTTGGGAAATTACAGACCTGGCTCAGCGTAGTAACGCCGTTGTGTTTCGGTATCATCCTTTTGCGGGATGGCTCTTTGGCCCTACGCTTCATGATTACAAGCGAGACATCGGCCCACATTCCCGTGTAACGCTTCAATATTTCGGCAGTCCGGAATATCACACGGATAAACTGTTTGAAATGCTTGGCAGAACTCATTTTGATGGCACAAAACTTTCTCCGCCACAAGGTATCGCAAGACTTGTTGGTATGCAGAACTGGAAGAAAGCCACATGGGAAAGCCTGATCTCTAATTCTAAGCATACAATCTAAATTTTAATATATGCAAAAAGTGGAAAAAACCTATCGTGAATTGCTTGAGTTCCAGGCAAAGGTTCAGCAAATCACAAGCGCCCCGTACAACGAGGACAATGAAAATGTAGCACCAAGGGTATTACTTGCCAGGGTGTCTAAGAAAATCAACAAAGCCCTTGAAGAATACGAAGAGGCAATTGAAACTATTCGGATTAAGCATTGTCTAAAAGACTCGGCTTCTAACAAAATTATCCGGAACGAAAAAGGTCAGTACGAATTTGATGCAGACGGAACGCTGGCTATGATTAAGGAAGTGAAAGACCTGCAGAAAACATCTGTAGAAATTTCGTTTGACACTACGCTTCCCTACAAGAGTCTGCTTGCTACACTTCCGGCTTTGGCTCAACCTTACTGGCAGTGGGAAGATGTTTCAGATGTTCTTTCTCCGGTTTACACCCAAGATTAAATTGGTATGCAAACCCAGGCGGAAAACATATTGATTATTAAACAAAGAGTGATCGAGAATTTTCAAGACATATTCGTCTGGGTAGTTTCTGCCTATAATTTTTGGAATTGGGTTCAAGATGGAACCTACAAGTATTTCAACGGATGGGAGATATACAACTGGATTGATTTCTTCTGGACAATGGTCTGGCAAATCGGTTCCATGTACCTTCTTTATAGACGCATAAATTATGTCCGTAAAAAGGAGGCAATGGCCGAAAAGGAGAAAGAAAAAGAGAAGACAGATGGAGAAGACCTGGTTGTAGATGTCGAGCAACTAAGAAAGTTGGGGCATCTTGACCGAATATGGGAAAACATAAAAGGATTCTTCAAATAGCAAAAAACCCGGGCAAAACCCGGGTTCTTTATTTTTGCTAACTAACCAATTAAACACTAAAACAAGGTGTTTGCATCAGGATGACTTATGACGGCGGTAAACATTCCTATCAGATATTGTAAGCCATTCCCAATCCTTTGAAATTACTTTATCATATACCTTGTGCTTTATCCATCCTGCCTTTTCGAGCGGAATGACAAAGCGAATATATGAAGGTTTCTGAGCGTGTATAAAAGCCTGCAGCGTAGTATCCTGCAGCGACCTTAAAAGCCATGCGTTCTGGTCAAGGTCTGAAAGTTCAAGCACAATACTCATTGCCTGACCAACGCTCCTGACCACAACCTCGCCCGATCCGGATGGCCTCCAGGCACGGGCAATAAACATCAGCAGTTCGTACTCCTTGCCTGGGGCAAGAAGGCTGCGAAACTGAATCATGTCTTTTGGCTTTAGCATCAATCAACAGGGCATTCGCTGTACTCGTATGCCAATTCGCAAATGTACTCAATCATTGACTGAGACAACTTAGAAACCGGAATTAGATTCCCGTACTGGTCTTCTACCTCAGTAATCGCTACATGGTTGCCCTCATACAAATCCTCTCCCACATCATATCCTTTTTCGCCCCAATATTCATAGGAGCCTATTCCGGACTTACCCATGTACTTGTACACGACATCAACTTTTGCCCCGTAATTTTCGCCTTCAAACTCAAACGCAAACTCAAGGTCTCTGTCTGTTATTGTTCTTGCCATAATTATTTAGATTGTTTTCCTAACATTCGGTATAAATATACATCCTTAACACCAGGCAGGGCAGATTGGTTAAACCTAATCAAAAGTCTCAACTTGGTTATTTCTATGGCTCTGACTTGGTTATCAATTTTGCCTGCGAAAAATAAACGATAACGATTCTTCTTCCAACCCATCTGCTGACAGATGGTTTGCTGGGTGTGGATGGATAGTTCCGAGCGCAATTGGTCCATCCCCTTGCGGTGGATGGACTCAATCGTCTCGTCTGAGAAAATGCGTATCAAGGCATTAGTGGGTTCAAGATTTGACCAAGCGTTGCAAACACATCTTCCTTACCTGCGTTGCCGCCCTTGTCTTTGAGGGCAATGTACTGCCTTGCCTTTTCGACTTGAGCGTAGATGTCGGCAATCGCTTCCTCGTCCCGGTCTGTCTTGAAGAGCATGATGCGCTCAGCAGCCGGTACATCGTGCGCCCATTCCTGGGGGTTACACGACCACTCATACGGATAGTTGGTAATGGCAAGCCTGCGCTGAAACGCTTCCATATCGTAGATGCTATTGCGCTCATGGATGATGGCCTGCTCCAGCCACTCTTCCGACGCTTTGTCGGGGCATCCCATGCGATACCAGATGCTATTTCGCTCACGCTCTATCAACTCAGCAGGAGTGTTCACAAGGCAGTAGGCAGTAGTCCAGGACTTGGCTCCGGTCAATGCCATATAGCCCATGTTCTGCCAATAGTATGAGTTGTCAAGTTCCATATCCGGATACGGGAAGGTTGACCAATCCCATGAAGACTTGATGTCATACGGCAGAATATCGCCGGACTTGGTGGCAAGGTCTGGCTCTCCGGTAATCCAATCGTTGTTGAGGCGGTTCTGATTCTTGTAGATCATGCCCATGCCCAACTGCAGAGTAAACAAGGTGGTGCTATCGCCCTCGGCCTCGTTGCCTTTCTGAGTGTACTTGTTGCTGACCGACTCCCTGCGCTCCCACTTCAACTGCCTTATCATCTGGTTGATGTAGGTCTTAGCGGTTACAGACAGATGAATCTCGTCCTTGCGGCCTTCGAGTTCCTTTATCTGGACTTCGAGTTTGGCAATCTTCTCAAGCATCTTGGCGGCAGTTGCCGTGGCCTTGTTGGCAGTCCCCTCATACTTTGCAGAGGTCTCATTAAGTGAGGCAACGGCCTCGTCATACTTCTCCCTCGGAGACTTGGTCTGAGGTTGAGTCATAAGTTTGCTCAGTCCTGAGCAGCGGAATAAAACGGGTTTGTTCATAGAGATTATAGATTAAGAATTAAAAGATGATTTTAGTGCGTTAAACGCTTCCTGATGCTCCGGATAGTCGGCAAGCGTACTCTCGTATGCTGCGAGTTCAATCGGCGATTTAGCGGCCTTTATAAGAGCGAGGAAGCGTTCGCTCTCCTGGTCAACAACGACGGCATCGGTGGTAGGGTTATCCGGATACAAAACCTCTTCGTGTTCAAGGTCTGTAACAACAGCCTGGTCAAACTTGATTGCCTGATGCACCTGCATTTCTACGCTCAGTGGAGCGTACTTACTCAGCAGGAGTTTGATGACTGTCTTGTTGCCCATGCCGATAAAGTCCTTTTTCCAAAGCGAATCGCCATAAGAGAAAGTCTTGGAATACTTGCTGCCGTGCGCCTGCATTTCCTCTGCAGTCATGTAGAGATACTTCTCAAAGCCATTCAGCAGTTTGAAGTATGCCACAAAACCAACAATCTTATCGGACTCTTTTTTCGTCCAGTCAAACACCGGTCCGGTGAGCGGGTTGTTCTCAGATAACTGCCCCTCATAAACCGGAGCAGCGGATATGGTCTGAAACAAGCCGGTGCGCTGAGCGAACTGAATGAATGCCTTGTACCCAATCTGCAGTTGCGCCATAGTTGCCCACTCGTCTCGTCCGGTAACCGGATTCTTGCGCTTTACATTGTAGGGGATGATGTATGCCTGCCCAAGATTTGGATTGACAGACAGGTCAAGTGTGGCCGCAGTAGCAGCGGCATTGAAGACAGATTCCGGCTCCGCCTGGGCGAGTTTGTCGCTCATAGCAACAACCTGCAGCACGGCAGTCATGAATCCGGTGGAACGCTTGCCAAGTAGTTCGGCAAATTTCTGTTTGACTCCATCTTTATTGAAGAAGTCTTTTACGGGGTACTTTGTGATATTACTCATGATATTAAAAACATTGTTACAAAACCAAAGGCCACCATGGCCAACATAATAAACATAAGGCCGGTAACTCCGACCATTCGATCCCAGAAGTTGTCCGCTCTGTCAAAAATCTCAGCGGCCTTTCGGAAGATGCCCATTCCTGCAAGGCAAGTGCAGAACAAAATGATTGCGTACTCCATCAGCGTTTGAATTTATCGTAAAAATCCCTGCGCTTGCGGTAATGGTACTGCTCTGTCATACTAATCGAAGCCGCCAAACCTCCAAGCAAAATGGCTATGCTGATAAACTGCCCTTCATGATAAATCATTGCAGCAACAACAAGGGTGCAGGCTGATATAATCAGCCCGCCCCAAATCAAATCAACAACCACCTTCACTTCTGTGCTTTTTTATGATTTGACTATACTTGTAATCCTGCTCAGCATTGGTTATGGCCTCAAATGCCACGCTATATCTTGACCAATCAGATTTGTACCAATTCAGAATTTTGTCAAACGGGGATACCGGTACAAACGAATCGTCTTCGCACAAGCGGCTAAACTCTGCAATCCGGTGTTTGATTTCATCCCGATACAATTCAAGCGGGCATTTGCCCCTGCGGTAATAGTGCCGTTTGCCCTTCAAACGATAACCGCTTCCATCCCAATCCATGGTTGGAAAATGTTCTCCTTCCGGCCACATGGCCTGCAGTTCGGAGATTGCTGCTTCGACAAATACTGGAATCATAGAGATAAAGAATTTTAGTTTAAATGCCCTCTGATGGTAAGTTCCATCTTCGCTAACTCGGCCAGAGGTTTACTCCGAGCAGAAGATAATTTTAGTAGTGTACCCATGCCGTGTGCAGGCAGGTCAACAGATAACAACCCACGAAGAAGTTCAATCGGATCATTATCACGCTCAATCTCCAAAAGGATAATATCAATCGCCCTGGCATTGACCGACGGCATAATCCGGATGTCTCCTGCGAGTTGGAGGATGTCCTCCGGATAATTGCTTACCCGAAGGACACTATCGCTCTCAAAAATGGATTTCCAATCAAATGAATTATCCATAAACTATATCGCCAAAAAAAGCGCATTGAAGTGCAACATTGGCCGTCTCAGAATCGTCTCTGCCCTCAACAAATTGCATCCACCATTTTGCAGGCATCTTACGGATGTTCTGCTTCATTTGTTCAAGGCTAAGCATTTCCAGCGTTTCCTCGTTTTCCTCGTCATAAATTTCCCATAAGTTACCCATTTTGACGATATTAAACAAGATGTCCTCAAGGCAAACATTCATGCCTTTGGCTAACAAATCGGCCTTGGATGCAGCGTATTCCTCCTCCTTGTACCGGAGTTCAATTCCGCACATTGCCATCTGCCCATAGTCATGAACAAGACCCATGTAAATCATAGACTCGGAATGCGAGTCAGGCCATTGGAAATCCTCCGGCCATTCAAATTCTCCAAATACTTCCATATCAGTAAATAAATAAAGGGGTTAATAAAATGTTCTCGTAGTACTCATTGCCCTCCCCATATCCATGCACCAAGACACGAATGGTTCGGGTGTATCTCATGTCATCCTTGAGCAAATCATGGTCAATGACATCAAGGGTGCAATCGTAATGCTCCTGCAGGGCAGTTACAAAGGCATCCAAGAACTTCTCCAGAGTCTTGTGGCCTTCGGTAAAATCAGGAGACTTGGTTGCTATGGCTGCACCAATGGATTCCTCCATTGATGCAGTTGACAAAGCGTAGTGATTGTATTTTCTCCAATCTTTAATCATGGCAGTATAAATTGAATTGGTTGAGTACATAACTGAGGAACGCAGTACGATGACCATCTGCCAAGGCTTACCATCCGGTCTCCAAACTCCTCCGCCATTACTGATGGCACAAGGCGGAATGGGCAGAACCGGTAAATGGTAATCATATCGTCATCAAGTTCGAGTTGGTCATGATACACGGGCAGGTAATCCACACCCTCCTCAAATTGGCCATCAAACCAATCCTCGCAATCGTCCCATTCAGTCCAATAGCAGGTATCCGGATTTTCTTGGTGCATCTCTGCCCAGGATTCATAACCCGCATCTTTAGCAATCTGCTCAGCGGCTTCCTCGGTGGCGGCATACATCTCGCCATCATAGATTACAAACCCTTCGTGGGTAAGTACCTCGTTGGTTATCTCGCAGGTTCTCATCTGTTGTATCCGGCTTCAAGTTGCGCATCAATATAACTCGCCATGCCTCTGTCGGCAGGTTCCGATGATCCGGCTCCGGCCTTGGCAATGAATGCCTCTACCTCGGCTCGTTTCTTTTGGCTGAATATCCAGCCAGCACCGCATTTAAGATAGCGGTTAAAGCGGCCTCCCATGCCCTTCAGAGCATCGGAGTGCGGACGGGTCTCTCCGATTACGGCTATCGCCTTTTCGGAATAATTCACAATTTCCATGTGTTTAATAATTGGTTTAAGTATCTGCGGAATATCCCGCATTGCAGCACGGCAGGGAGTCGAACCCCGCCTGCGACCATCGTGCTTAGTAGTTGTAAGTTTCCTTAAATTCCAAATGAACATCGTACTCGTCTGAACCGAAATCGGTCTGCTGAAACAGAACCTTGTACCGCTGCCGGACAAGGCATCCGCAGCAATCGTGTTCGCATCCGCAGGTATATGCATACCCATTCGGAGATACTCCGTATGGCGCAGATAGGTCAGCATTGATGCGCTCAAAGTGCTGCTTAATCCTGCCTGCCCGTGCAGGTGTTACCCTGCCGGACAGAATCGGATGCGTGGTCTTGTAGGTCTTGAAATCAAGGTCTGCCCAGACTAAACCCCATGAATATTTCTCAGTCATTGTAGTCATCGCTTTGGTCTCCGTAAATGTATTCTTCGACTTGTTCCTCACGGGATGGATACACGGCAGTAACATGGTAAACGCAATGGCTACCTGACTCAAGACCGTGTGATGAAAATCTGTGAAAGTATGATACAGACTTGGCTTCGCTGAGCAGTTTTGCAAACAATGCCTGCGGGCTTTCCGGCTCTTTGTCAAGTACAACTACCATGTACTCCTTCCGGATGCGGCCATCTGCATTCGTTCCGGTATGCAGATGGATTGCGTGGGTCTTCGCTAAAATGCCTGGCTTACTCATCATCGTCTTTTCTTTCGATTTCATCCTCGTTGGCCATTTCGTCAATTGTTTCGTTGATTTTCTCAACAATCCAACTATGGGTCAGGGCGGAGTCAAGCATGGCCATGGCCGTTGTTTCATCGCATTTGTAGCGGCTCGTTACATCTTCGATATGCCAAAGGTTGTCCACATAATAGCCTGCATCCGTAAGCACCTTCCTTGCTGCTTCAATGAGGCTGTGCTGCGATGTCGGGAATGAGTTGAGCATTACCTTAACCTCTGCGTTGATGTCCATGCTATGCACTCCCGTGCGCTTCCTGCGCTCGTCATAGTTGTAGAATGTATCAATGCTCTGAACCGGATACCGGTCTCCGTTCACAAAGACTGAAACCGGAAATCCCATTTCGCCAAACCGGTCATTTAGATCGTGCAGTTCTTCAAGAATCTGCATCGGTGTTATGTTCTTGTTCATGGTATTATTTAAGTTTTGATTGTATGTAAGCATCTATCTCGTCTATCCATTCGCCATCCCATTGCCTGCCCTCGTTGGCCTTCTCAAAAGCATCTGTCAGGTCTTTGGCAAGTTCCCATAGTCCGCCCATGCCGTCGGCTTCACGCACATCTTCAACTACTCCGGAAGAGTCTTCCTTGTTGGCTTCGATGCCGATGGCAAAGCATATTTCGCAATGCGTCTCTTGCCAAGAATCAAATCCGTTAGGGAATCGGTTGCTCCGGTTGGTTATCCATGTCAGTTCAATCTCAATGGCCTCGGATTGGTACTGATATACCACCTTTGCGATGATGCCAATTTTCTCACACTCGGCTTTGAAATCACGGCCATAGACAATGACCTCAATCGCATTAGGATACTTATCCTGCAGGGCATCAGTAAGCGTAGGGAGCGCATTATGCGTAGGCTCAATCACGCACAAAAAACTGCCGTCAACCCAGACGGAAGCCATTTGATTTGGTTCATTTTGGATAAGCATTATTTAGCGGATAATGTAATGAAGCATTTCAGTAAAATGGGTAGAGTCAAGCAATTCTTGAATTGACTCAAACTTATTAACATTAGGTTTTAGTTCTCTGTAACATGGCAATCTGTGATTGAGATAAGATAAACAGAAATACTTGCCATTTTTTCTGAAAAACCAATCACGCTTTGAATATGGAAGCGTTACTCGCTCAGAATCGGTAAGGCAATCAATAAGAATCCGGCTCCTCTGAGTCATTACAATAATCCTGCAATGCGTTCCGCTCATTCCATAATGACATTCGTTCTGCCCCTGCAGTTCATGGTTTCTACGGAATAATACAAGCACCTTACCGAGTGGGGACAACTGCTCATTTAGGTTAAGATAATACTGATGGCACTCATGCTCAAATTGCTGCTTGAGTATCTCGTTGTGGTTTTCAAGGTCTTGCAAAATTACATCTTCCTCAGCCATCTGCTGGATTACCTTAACTCCATCAAACTTTACTCTCTTGGGTTCTGTCATTATTTTTTCCGCAAGGGAATCAACCCAATCCGGAATTTCCTGATGCTTGGCTAATACTGCCTTTAGGTCATAAATTAGCGCAGAATGGGCATCCTGCCCTCCGCACTTGTTTTTCTGTAAGTTAATCATGTAAATATTTAATTGGTTTAAGGGCGCAATATTAAAGGATTATTTGAGACTGCAATATGATTGCAATAATTTCTGCAAAAAAAATAGGGGATTGCTCCCCTATCTTTAACCTGCCCGCAGTACTCATGCTTTCAAGTGCTGCTTTGTCTTGATCTCGCAAAACCCAACAAGATGGTCTTCCCATGCTTCGGAATCCGGCTTCCATTTCTGCCGAAAGTTCAGCCTCTCAAACTCCATTGCGATACCTGCCACAAAATCGTCAGAAAGCAGGGTAGAATCGCCTAACTTTTGTTGTTCGATGTTGTACATCATCAGGTCATAGATAACGCTCTTGGTGTGCGTGTATGCCTTCAACCCGTGAGGGTATTGGCCGTACTTCTGATGCTTAGTCTGCTCCATGTCCAATATGCTCAATTTTGATTACTCGCCATGCCCATGAGATGCCGTTCTCAAACCTGCGGACAATCTGCCCGATACTCGCCTGCATAGAGACAAATGTCTCCATGCTTCGGGATACTTCTTTCACTAAGGTCGCTCCGGAAAATTCGTCCTCGAATGTTACTCGGATGTGGATGATGTCGGTCGGTCTCATATCAGCAAAAGCGTTTAAGTAAAGTCTCGGTAATGTGGTCTGCAGACTCAGCAGGCAGGGCGAAATCGTTCGCAATGTCCTCCGCTACTTCTCTGAACTTGTTTACCTTTTCAAGTAATGGATGCCTGCTTTTGTCCGGCTTCTGCAGGCAGATTCCTCTCGCCCATGTTTCTGCCTCTAACATCGTGCGGAATGTCCTGCCGTCAATGGTTTCATCTACCAGAGTGCAGGATTCCGGACAAATGTGTTCAGCGTACAATTCTGCTTTCCATCCTGCAGAGCAGGGGAAAACCCTGCTCTTTCTTGTCATGTCGAAATTCGTGATAATAGTCATGTCTGTAAATTGGTTTAATAAAAAAATTCCTGCTTTAATCCTGCGCCCTCAAAGAATGCAGTAAGGTTTTTCTGACTTACCTTTTTTGGCTTGTTGTTCCAAATGTCATAGATGGCGAAATAACCCTCACGGCATTTCAATTCCTTCACAACTTGGTTTAAGTCTTCGATATTGCAGAATGCAGTTTTGCCTTCTCTTGTTACCACCATGAATACACGGAGGTCGCTTTCGATTGTAGTTCTCATTTTCTGAATTTGTTTGGTTTTCTGTTGTCAATATAAAAAGCGTAAGTCATGGTACTTACTGCGATACTTGCAGGAATGCCCATGTGAATTTTGGGGTTATCCGGATACAAACGAGGCAGAACGATGCCGGCCACCAAAGCGGACAAGTAGAAGCAATTGATGGCCGTTTCTCTGCGTTCCTCACGGATGCGCAGGTCAATTTGTTTGTGCCTGGCGGATGATGTGCCGGGTCTTTTCAGCATAAAATTCTGCCCTGCAACGGCATGACCGAAGCAGAGAAGGAAGGAAAAAAGAACAGTGCTTTTTCTCATGTGTTTAATTGGTTTGGAATCTGCGTTAATGCATTGCTCCGGATGTGGGAATCGAACCCAATGCCCGCCTATCGGCATCCGGATGAGGTTAGACTCTGCCGTTCTCAGCGAAGGAATAGAAGCCGGATTCCGGCATTAAAATGATGTGGTCAAGGAGGCGAAACTCTAAAATCTCGCATCCCAATTTGATTTTGTTGGTAAGTTTTTCGTCATGCATGGATGCCTCAAATTTTCCGCTCGGATGGTTGTGAGCGATGACCATGCCGGAGGCCATGCTATCAACTGCGTATTTGAACAGAATCCGGACATCGACCAATACCGAAGAAATTCCGCCATCCGCAATTTTAGCGTATGACATAGGCTTCAGCGATTGGTTGAGAAATACGGCATAGAAAGACTCACGGCATTCGATTGAAGGCCATACGGAGCGCAGGAAGGTCTCACACAATTGCGGAGAGGTCAAAGCAGTATTCCCTGCCCGATAATGGGCAGGGATAACTTCAACACCGGATGGAGGCATGAAATCAATCAGTTGTTGCATGGTCTTAGATTTCACGGATTCCGTCATCATAATCAGCGGCATCACGCTCTTCAATCGGTTCAGAGCCGAACATCCAATGGCAGTCCTTTTCCCGATGGCCGAGAGCAGTCAGCAGTTCATCGGCATCCATGGCTTGATGCTCCGGAGTGATGGTGTACTGGATGGCCATTCCGGTGTTAAAATCGAGGACAATAAGATACATGGGTAACATAATGGTAAGAAATTAGTTGGTTAGAAAATTAAGTCAATGAGAAATTCAGCGAAGGCAATCACGGAGAACAATCCGAGAAAACCTGCGCAGATGATAAAGCAAATGAACAGGTCGGTAATTGCCCGACCTGCCCATGATTTGAGAGAGTTAAGAACCTGCATATTAGTCTTCGAAGATGTGGCTATATGATGCAGTCGCAAAGCAGATGATGGCAATGCTGCCAACAAAGCAAACGATGTAGTAAGGTGTTTCCATGCATCCGAATGGAGCATGGACAAAGCAGAGAAATCTGAACGCAATGATGGCCGTCAGCAGCAGCGTGAACGGCAGAGCAGCGAAAAGGCCGCAGGCCGTCATCAGACGGCGCAGCGGCGAAGGTGTGAGGTTGGTTTTCATGAGAAAATTTGAATGGTTAGAAGGATGAAACAGATGGTAAAAAACAAGGTGATGAGCATAACATCGAAATCGGGAATGCTCAGAAATTTGCGGATGGCTTTCATAGGTTAATCCAATTGTAAGGTTCGACATCCATCCCCAGAGTGCGCATGGCTTCAATCATGCCGATGAACTTGGCACGCTCGTAATCGTAGAGGGCATTATTGGAGAATGTCAGCCTCTTGCGCTCAGCAATCTCACGCAGATTAAGCAGCAGCCGCTCCTGATTGTCGGCCATGGTCTGCAGTTTCTTAATCTCCTCCATTTCCTGCTTATGCTTTGCGTCAACATTATCAGCGAGACGCTCAAGGTCTGCTATCGCATCTTTGGCATTCATGCCTTTCTGAGCGATTGCAAGGATATAAACGGACATCGCCCACCTCCATGTAGGTGTGCAATCAATTGTTTCGACTTGCTTTCCTGCAAATTCGATTGTCTTAACTTGTTCTGACATAGGTATTTAGGTTTTTTGGTTAGTGGGCTGCGACCTGCCGCCCGATGGGCGCAAGATACAGCAGAGTCATGCATATTTCTTGCAACGATATTGCAGGAAATCTTACATCAAATCATGTAAGGTTTGAGCAGGCCGGATTTCCCCTATATATAGCGTGCGTGCGAAGCGATGGATGACCGATGCACAGAGCAGGTAAGGAAGAGCGGAGGGCTGCCGCCTGCCCTGCCTGCATTGCGTCGGATGTAGTCAGGTGT